ATGTTTAGGGCCATTTTCCGGTCATTAAGGTCACGGTCATTTCCGGTCATTAAGGATTTCAACTTCTCTATTCTGGTAACACATTAGCGCTTTTTGATAACACATTTGTAACACACATGGATGATTTCTCAATACGTTAAATCCATAACATATTGATTAATAGCTATTTACAAAAAGAGTATGTAAAAGAGGAATAAGTGATAAAATATATTTAAAAACAAAAAAGAACAACAGAGATAAGTGCCTATGAATAAGTAACTTACTACTATTGTTCTCTCACGCTATTTTTGTACAAATAAGTTTCATTTTGCTTATTATAGTGATTCCGTTGGGGTTCGAACCCAAGACCCACAGCTTAGAAGGCTGTTATACGGAACACCAATAAAATGACTAAACAATAGCAACTTACGCTATAGGCGAATAATCATTTTGCGGCAATTTTGCGACATTTTATGCAAGCCTACTCCACAGAACATACAAATATACTTTACATTATCATTTCCTTTTCTGCTGATATTCCACAACTAAGAGCTGCTTCACATCTGCTAAATCCAACTCTAAATCACGATAAGTAGGATTAAAGGAACGCAATATAAGCTTTCCATTATTCATATCCAAGTCAATGATACGCTTCAACAGAATACCTTCTTTATGAACTATGATATATTCCTTTCCGTCTATATGAAGTCCATTGCTCTTTACCATGTAGTCAGGGCAGACTTTACATATAACGATGTCTCCATTCTGATAAGCTCTAGACGAGCCATCATCCATAGAATCACCGCTTACCTCGAATGCTACGTACTTTTCTTTATCTTCCTTTACAATAGGGATTGTTGGGAGCGATGATATATATACATCATCTGCATATCCGCTGAGATAACCAGCATAAGCCATCTGTGGAACAAGAGGAACAAAGCTGACGCTTGAATTGATATTCGATTTGATGTCATCGTTAAACATCTTTCCTTCTCCGGTCTTAAGCCAATTCAGATTTAGCTGAGGGTAAGCCAAAGAGATATTCTTCAAGAAAGTCTCGCTAGGCATATCCGGCAATCTGCTAATTGCACTGGTATAGCTCTTACATTTCCGCAAGAAGAATGTAGTACTAATTCCCATCTCTGTACAGAATGGCGCTATTCTGCTTTTGTAGTTGTTGAATTTCTCAATATTAGCCTCCGGCTGCAACATTTCGCCAGCTCCATTAGCTAGCCAATCCATATTAAGATCTGGGAATTTAGAATTCACTCTATAAGATACTCTTGCCGTGAATACACCATTCTTCCCTATGATAGGAAAGTTAGAGGCCACGTCAGCTTTGTCACAAAATTCTCGTTTGGTAATTCCTTTATATTTAAGATACTCACGCAGTCTAGTCTTTGCGTTTTCGTTTTCGCTTACCTTTATAGGTGAAGAGATGAACATTTTCCCCATTCCCGTCCTAATATAACTTGGATTTACCTGCGGAAATTTTCTCGTTATAGCTTGCAAGCTTTTGGAAGATACACGATTAGTTATACGGCTGACGAAGCCATGTCCTAAGCCAACGGTATCCTCGAATTTTTCATTTGAAGTGTAACCCAAAGCAATGATTACAGCCTTCAGTCTTTCGTATGCACTATTCATAACCTAAAATTTAATACGCAGTAAGCGCATGTGTAACTTAATTTATGTAAACATTTAGAGCTTAAAGATAATAAAGGTTAATATAGCATATTTAAGCACTATTTTATTTGCATGTTTGCAATACTTTTCTTATCTTTGCACTCGAAAACATTAAATATGTTGCAAATATACATAAATATATCGTAACTTGCAAGAAATTTAATATATTTTTTGTAATATTACATAAAAAGGTGAGACACACCATAAAAACTGTAGAAAGAATATGTCATTAAGCGAGATTAAGCAATTAGTATCAGTCGCATTTCAAGCGGGACGGATGGATGCCCAATTTGAAATGGGGTTGCGTTCCGACAGGATACGCAGAAAGGATGCCGAATGCTATCTCGCATCAAAAGGATTCGAAAAGCAGATGATTGACAAATGGGTCAAGAATAGGTTAATGAAAGAATATGTAGGTGATAGTAAGAACTCACCTAGATATTATTCTCTCAAAGAAATCAATGAACTTGTTGTTTCTTGTCAGATAAAGAAAATGATTATTTAAAATATACGACTATGGCAGAGAATAAGGCAGCGAAGCCTGTAGAAGGGCAGAGCGAAGAAATTAAGGATTATGAGTTTCGCCTCCTTGATGCGGATGAGATAGAAGTCCGTGTCGGTCAAGGTGGTAATCAGAAGTCACCGGACTGGTGTTCCTTGTTGCTTTACAAGGACGCAAGATGTGATATGAGACGATTAGATGAGAAGTTCGGCATCTATGGTTGGAAACGTAAGCATGAGCTTATTGGTCAGAACCTCTTTTGTACGGTTTCCGTTTATAAAGAAGGTATCGGTTGGATAGATAAGCAAGATGTTGGTACGCCAAGTAACACCGAAGCCGTTAAAGGCCAAGCTAGCGACTCTTTCAAGCGTGCATGCTCTTGTTTAGGTATCGGTCGAGAATTGTATACTGCTCCCAAGAAGATATTCATCAACCTCAACCGAAACACCGAATATTCTCAAAGCGGAAAGTTGAAGACAATTTTCCATGTTGGATATGTAGGTTATACAAACAGATGTATTGCCAAACTTATTATTCAAGATGAGAATAACATTGTGCGTTGGTATTGCGGCATGACAGAACAAGAAGTTCTTGAATGGATGAATGAGCAGAAAGAAGTATATGGTTACTCTGAACCAGCCCCAAAGAGCGAGGAAGAAAAAGACGAAAATCTTAATGAGCAAAAACAATATGCTTATCCACAATTGCAACAAGCTCAAATTTGGGAGGACGTAGATAGAGTTTGGAACGGATTCCCAGACCTTCAGAAGTCCGAAGAGTTTAAACGCAAATGTGCATTACGAAAGATGGAACTCGCACAGAGCAAGAAGGATTTAAAAGCAGTTTATGATGCTTATCCCGAATATCAAAAGAATGCAGAGTTCTTAGCTAAGTTGACACAATTTAAATCAAGATTAGTATGATACAATTGAATAACAGTGGAGTTCTTTATGAGGACTCCACACATCAATACTTTTATGATGGTCGTGAATTAAGTGGCATTACAGGTATGCTTCATCAGTATGTATTTCCCAATATGTACTCTAACGTAAGCGAAGAGGTATTGAAGAAAGCTGCCGAAAAAGGCACTATTATCCATGAGCAGGTAGAGTTGTTTGCTTCATTGGGTATTGAGCCAGCCTCAGAGAGTGTCAAGGATTTTGTCGCTTATATCAAGAAGAATGGATATGAGATTATAGGTAGCGAATATGTCCTTCGAATCGGAGAAGACCATGCAAGTGCAATCGACTTGGTGATGCACAAGGATGATGCACCGGACGATGAGGTTGAGATTTGGGATATTAAGGGTACTTATTCCGTTAATAAGGAGTATGTGCGTTGGCAGAACTCGATGTATAAGTTCGGTTTCGAAACATTGAATCCTCATCTGAAGGTTACACGTATATGTTGTATGTGGTTGCGTGATGACGAGAAGCGTGGAACAATCTGTAAACTCATCCCATTAGGCAAGCCAAGACCTGCGAGTGATGTTAAAGAATTGTTCCGATGCGAGAAAGAAGGTCGTTTGTATAATGATGATACAAAAACACCTTATTACATTATAGATAACGAAATCGCACTCATTGACGTTCAAGAGCGCATTGCTAAATTGCAAGAACAGGAAAAGGAGTTGAAGGCAGCTATCTTTGATGGTATGTCAAATGACAACCTCACATCTTATAAAACTTCAATTTACACTTATTCCTTGAAGTCTGCTTCTGAAAGGGTTACGTTAGACACGAAGGCTTTTGATGCGGATGACGAAGAAGCTTACAACCATCTATTGAAAAAGTATAAAAAGGTAACTAAGGTAAAGCCTAGTTTGACCTTGAACAGAGTTGGATAAATTATTGTTTTATTAAATATTTTAAGTTATGGCTAATAGTTATAAAGGTAAGATTGTTGCTATCGAAGGCATTCAGTCTATTCAGAGACAAGGTAAAGAACCATTTGAAAAGAGACGTTTGATGCTTGATGCAACACGTTTCGATGGTTTGACAGGTGAACGTGGCTACGAAAAGCGCATCATCTTTGAATTCAGTGGTAAGAATGTACATGTACCGGATGGTTTTAATGTCGGGGATATTGCTGAAGTATTCTTTGACGTTGAATCATATCAAGGAACAAAGAAGGATGGCACAACAGACTGGTTTACATCTGTTCGTGGCTACAAGATGCAAAAGATTGAAGCACAGAACAATGCGCCACAAGGTGGCATGCAAGCTGCTGCTAATAATCCTTTTCCACCACAAGCTCCAGCCGCAGGTTCAGCACCAATTCCACCAGCACAGCCGAGTGGCACTAACACATCTGATGCGCCATTTTAAACTTATTATGGTGGAGAATTAATTTTCTCCACCTTTCATTAAAGAAAGATGGTATATAATATGTTGAATCCGGTCGAGCTTGAAAAGTTCGAGGAACGAACCAGGGCTATGATAACCAAAGCCAAGAAACTACAAGGTGATTATTATAATGAGAAGTTCTTTGTTGTTGACCTTAAAGAGAGGCAACAATCTAGGACAATCCAACAGAATGCTTATCTGTGGGTAACAATCACTTACGTAGCTATCGAAGAAGGATATACTAAGGACTATATCGAACAAGAGTTCAAACGTGTAAATAAGGATGTTTTTCTTAGGGAGCGTGAGAATAAACAAGGTAAGGCCTTCCAATATTGGAGGCACATACCAGACCTTGACAAAGAAGAAATGTCTTTATGTATAGACCGATGGCTTCATCATTGCTCTATGGAAAGAGGATTATACATACCTACTCCACAAGACCATGCTTATATGGTATGGCAGACACAAGTGGAGAGGCAAGCAGAATTAAATAAAGAGTTTTTATAGGATGCTTGGTGTCGTAGCTCAGTTGGATAGAGCAAATGTTTCCTAAACATTAGGCCGTGAGTTCAAGCCTCACCGATACCACATTCTCTAACATAAAAAGAAAGAATATGAAATCATTAACAGGAAAGTATTTTATCGTAGGTGTTCGTTATGAGAAAACTCTAGAAGACGGAACGAACGCTAAAACTACAGAGCAATATGTTGTAGATGCCTTGTCATGGTCAGAATGCGAGGCTAAGACTACAGAAGAAATGGCGGTATACACAAATGGTGATATGGAGATTGTCACTATGAAGAAAGCAGGTTTCTCTGAGTTGTTCCTTTCAGAGGTAGATAGTGAGGATAAATACTACGATTGCAGTATTAACATGATTACTATTGACGAAAAATCTGGCAAGGAGAGGAAGACCAAGGTTCGTTATCTTGTGCAGGGTGATACCATTGAGAAGGCTCGTAAGAATGTAGATGAGATTATGGGTAAGACTATGATTGATTACAATATTACAAGCCTTAAGGAAACATCAATCATGGATGTTTTCTTGCATATGGGTAAACCAAAGGAGTAAGGCTTTTATTATTTAATTAGTTTGAAATCCCCCTATGGGGTGGTGCTGCTTAGTTCAATGGTAGAACGTCCGCCAAAATCGGAAAAAGGTTGTGGGTTCGACCCCCACAGCAGCAACTATGACTTTTGGTTTGATAAAGGATAAAGATTATGGGATATTATGATAGATTTAACAAAGGAGGAAAGAAGCCTAAACACCAAAGGAGCGAGAAGCAAAAGTGGGTTGACAAACTAGATAGGCTTATGTCGGTTTATATCCGCATGAGAGACTCTAGAGAGTTTCACTATAAGTACTTCAGATGTATCAGTTGTGGACGAATATTGCCAATCGACCAAGCCGACAATGGGCATTATTGCGGACGAACTCATATGAGTTTGCGCTTTGATACACGTAATCAGAATGCGGAATGCAAACGATGCAACAGATTCTCTTCTGACCATCTTATCGGTTATAGAAAGAATTTAGTAATGAAGCTTGGAAGATTGGCTTATTTGCAAAAGCATCCTCACGTTCCTTTAGATATGGAAGAAGTAAAGCGGCTCGGAGAACAACAAGTCGATTTACTGGAAGTAATGAAGCATCAAGCAAAGAATTGGTCGGTGTTTGAATTACAGGAACTCTATAAATACTATGCGGCTCTAATTCTGAAAATGAATGAAGAAAAAGATAATCAATAAGGTTTAAATAATGTTATGGCCGTAATAATAGACACTAATTTGTTTGCATTATTAAATTATTCTTCGTACCTTTGCAATCGTCTTGGTGAGACACACCATAAAAACTGTAAGGTCATTTTTCTATTGGCTTTTGTTATGCATAAGACTTGTGCATTCCTATATAGTAACAAAAGTGATTTCATATTATTTGTGAAATGAAGTTTAAATTAAGACCATATCAAGAAGAGGCAAGCAAGAAGGCGGTTGAGTTTTTCTTGGATAAGAAGAAAAACTGGAACGCTCTGGAAGTGCTCCCTACTGCATCGGGCAAATCATTGATTTTGGCAGATATAGCTGCTAGGCTCAAAGATAAAGTGCTTGTGTTTTCTCCTACTAAGGAAATTTTGGAACAAAACTACAAGAAGTATTGTTCTTATGGATTTGATAATGCCAGCATCTATTCCGCTAGCTTTAAATCAAAAGAAATCAGCGATGTTACTTTTGCTACAATTGGTAGCGTGAAAGGACATCCCGAATTGTTTACTGACTTCAAATACATATTGATTGATGAGGTTCATTTAGTGAAACCTGAATCCGGCATGTATAAGGAGTTTCTTGATAAATTAAAGAGCAAGGTCATAGGTCTAACCGCAACACCATTCCGTCTGTATTCCTATCAGAACTATGGTAGCATACTGAAGTTTCTGACAAGAAGTAGAGACAAGATTTTCAAGGAGCTTATTTACTATGTTCAAGTTGAGGATATGGCAAAGAACGGATATATCTGTCTGCCAAACTATTACTCTTGTCCACCGCCACAATGGAATGAAGGTAATTTGCAGCTAAATTCAACTTGCCGTGATTATACAGACCAAAGTGTAAAACAAGAATATGAACGTGTGGATTTGTACGGATGGCTAGTTAGTGTTGTCAATAGATTACTTAATCCGAAACGAGGTGGACAACGTAAAGGCATCTTGGTTTTTACCAAGTTCGTTAAAGAAGCTCAGATGCTGACCTATTCCATACCTAACTGCGAAATGGTCTGCGGAGAGACACCTCCTAAAGAACGTGAGGCTATCATCGAGCGTTTCCGCAATGGGCAGACTAAGGTACTGGTAAATAGCCAAATCTTGGTCGTAGGCTTTGACTATCCGGAGTTAGATACTGTAGTGTATGCAAAGCCAACACGCTCTTTAGCGCAATACTATCAAGTTGTAGGAAGACTTCTTAGGCTATCGAAAGGAAAACAACCTTGGTTTGTTGACCTTTGCGGTACTTATGATAGATTCGGAAAAGTTGAAGACTTGAAATTGCTAGACCAAAACGGCAGAGGGAAGTGGGTAATAATGAGTGGAAATAAACAATTAACAAATGCATTTTTTTAAGATATGATAGTAAAATTAGACGAAAAAGCGTGTAGCTTGGATGCTGATGAATTAGTCGCTTTCGTACGTCTTTCATTTAATGCTGACAAAGACGGATATGTGTATGGGAGCAACAAAGAATTATCGGAAAAGACAGGTATGTCGGTGGCAAAGACAAAAAAAGCTATTGATGGACTATTTGAGAAACAAATGTTATCTATCGGTAGCGGAAAAGTCTTTATTTGGAAGCATGAAGACAACATAGAATTTGCTGAAGGTGAAGAATCTAAACCACACAAGAACGAACCTGAACGAATAGCATTGAACAACGTCCCTAGTGTACAACAAGTGGATGATAAAGCAAAGAAGGTTTGCGAATATTTCAATAAGGTTATCGTTGGAAGAGGAATGCCTCTTGTTCATGCCCTGACTTCGAAGAGAAAGTCAATGATTAATTCACGGCTTAAAGAATATGGGAGTGAGCAGATGAAGTTGATGATTGACAAGGCGGCAGCATCTTCATTCCTTAATGGTAGTAATGGATGGATGGCGAGTTTTGATTGGATTATGAGACCAAATAATTTTGTTAAAGTATTGGAAGGAAATTATGATGATAGAAAGCAAGGGACTAATAAAGACGCAGAGCAAGGCTATTACCAAGAATCAGCCGACCTCGTGCAGCGCCTCAATCAACAGAGAAAAGCAACGAATATTCAATGAGTACGGAACATTCGATAACGTTCTAATGTCTTTCTCTCCATCAAGCCAAGTAGGTAGTAAGATGCCAATCGGGAAAGCTTTTAAAAGCAACGCACCAACACTTACCTATCTTGACTTGTGTTATGGAGAAGGAAGTGCAATAACATGGCTTGTAGCATGGGTTTCTGATGTCTATGGTATTTGTGGCTTTGTAAATAATGAGGCTACTGACAATATCAAGATAATGACTGCAAATGCTATAAAGGATGAGTATTATTTCCTTAATCTGAACGAGCTGATTACTTTCTTCAAGATGTTTATTGCCGGAAAGTTTGAGAAATTCTACAAGAAGCCAAATCCGCAAGTTATAACAAAGAGCTTGAATACTTTCTGTTCCCATCGTATAGATGCCATAAAAGCAGTAGAGGCAAATATACAGAAAGAGAAAGAGGCTAAAGAAGATGAGGCTATCAAGCAAAATGCCATCACTTATGAAGAATGGGCGGCAAGAAAAAAAGCTAAGGGCGAGGAAGTTAATATAGAACTTATCGAAGACGAGAAAGGCAACAAGATTTTTCGGGTAAAAGCTCCTAAAGCTGATGTTAGATTAGACTCAGCTTATATGATAGTCAAGAATACAACAAATGCAGATTTTAAGGCTATATGCAAGCTAAGAGAATGTTTCGTTAAGAAATATGGTATAGACCCATACGACTTGATTAGAAGTTTAGGGAATAAAAAACTTAGAGAATATGAAGAAAGAAGAAATTGTCAAGGCAATCATTAAGAACCTTAGAGATGTAAATGGCAAAAAGTTCCGCAAGGATGATGTTCAAGCCATTGTGAATTATTTCATAGACCTCACAAAGCAATCGTTGCGCAACAGAGACCGTGTTATGATACGCAGCTTTGGAACATTTGTGGTACGACATAAAAATCCCAAGCAAATTAATTGCGTGCGAACAGGAGAGAAAACGATGACAAGGGAGAAAGACCATGTGGCTTTCATTCCTTCTAATGATTTTGACTTAGATTCAATAGTATAAAATGGAGATAGCAGAAATAGAACAGATTATAGAGGCTTGCAACTTTGATGTTGCTAGCCAGACCCAAAGAGCAGAAACATTCAACGTAATTGACGCTATTGTAGAAATGCGCAAATACGAAGGTCGTTTCAACGCCAAACGTTGGGAATATGAAAATGTTAATGGACGTGGTACGATAGAAATATATTCTAAACTCGTTGCCGGAACTCTAGAGGACAAATTAGCAGAGTTTGCAATTATATTATTCTCAATGGCCAATAAGTACAAGATGAATGTCAAATCGTTGAGGCTAGACCCAGATTCAATGAGAGACCGTTCCTTTGAAGACTTGATGATGTCTATGCTGAAGATTGAAATGACACATTACCGAGTGTTCAAGAAGATAATAATCTTGATTGGCATGCTTTGCGGATATTGCATGATGAATGGTATTGATTTGTTGTGGTTCGTTAACAAAAGACTTTTGATAAACATTAAATAGGCTAAAATATGAAGAAGTTAAAGTTAGTTTTTACGAGTACGGATTTCGCATCTTATACGAAGAGTACTATGAGTATGTTATGCAAGGTTCTTTTACGAATTCCTTACCTTGTACTTGTAGGCATAGTTAGTACAACATGCTGGGTTGCTAAGTGTATTGTAAGGTTCTGCAAGGAGTACACAAAGGCAGCGGTAATTATCGGTTTTGTTCTTTGCTTTATGGCTATGTTTGTTGAGTTTGTCTATTTTAAGATTCAACTTGCAAAGAGTTCGTATCAGACAAGTGAACTTATAAAGCGGAACTATGAGCTGGAGCAGACCGACAGATACGATTTAGGCTTCCATGATGCAATGGCAAAGAACAGAGAAATGCTTACACAAAAGATTGAACCATGACAAACGAATTCAATGCTGCGTTTACGAGAGCACAAGCTTTGCAGAGGAGGTTTAATCCAGCTTACATGAACTCCTTTTCGATAGCAATTAAATATGATAGCTATTACGAGGAATACATGGAGATTGAATTGAGAACAGATAATGATAAGTTCTTTATTTCTACATTGACATGCGTTTACGAAGAGGATTATACTCTAAGATTAGACGAATTAGAAAAAACAATAGATAAATTATTAACAGATGAAGACAATGAATAAAAAAGTTATTTTTGTAAGCCTGTTGGATATTATAAGTATTCCATCGGGTAACGAGCATCCTGTAGATATTACGGATTTTCAGCTAAAGCACGATTTCTTTAGAGCGTTGCAAGCAGATAATAATATAGTCCGTGTCAACATCTTAGGATATGACAAGAACCAAGTAATGTATTCAAGCGATATAACATTCAAGAAAATGGTATCGGTTATTTCATACGAAATTGCTATGTATACAGTTAATGCGGTAGTTCCATATTGCTCTACTGATAATATTGATGATACTTTTGTTGATGCTGCAAAAAGCACCGAGAGTATAGATTTTCTAAAAGACAAATCTAATTGGCTGATTATTGGGAACGATGATCTTGCTGATAAATTTGGGGTTGACAATATAACAATGGAGAATTTCGTCAATGGAGAACTTAGAGAATATTCTGAAGGAGCTAAGACAACAGAAAAGAGATAAACATATTAAACCGGAAATCTTGACCTTAGCAACCATAAAGAATAGGTACGGAAAAGACCCGTTACCTGAGTTGCGCAATTTATGGGCAAAAGGACTGGTTAAGAATTGTAGAACTTTAAATGATTTAGGCTTTATATACAATGGATAAGGAGTTAATAAAAAAGTTAGTTGCACAAGGCAAGGCTTATGTACTTGACTTGCGAGGTGGTAGTGTTCCTTATAAGGAAGGTAATGCAGCGGCAGTTGATTTTTACTGCCCACAAGATGTAGTGTTGAATATGCCTTGGGTGAAAATGGGTAGAGGTCACATCAACCTACATTTAGGAATTGAACTTCCTAAAGGTGTTGGCTTGGATATTCGTTCACGTTCTGGCTTTACTGACAAAGGTATGGAAGTTGATGTGGCCTTTATTGGCAAGAACGAAACACAAGTTGGTTACATGACTAATGTTAGAGCGGACATTGATATTTGTCTAGGTCTGGTCGATGAAGACTATAGAAACGATATTGGTGCGCTTTATAGAGTTAATTCCGACCGTTATATGCCGACAAAGGATAGCAAATTCAAACTAGATTCAGATTACGAATATTATGTTTTCGTAGTCAAGAAAGGCACTCGTGTTTGCCAGGGCGCATTCCGCAAGGTAGAAAATCCAGATTGCATACTTGGAGAGTTGAATATGGAAAATAATCGTGGAGGAGGATACGGACATGGTGGAACAAAATAACAATGGGTGTTGCGAATATGCTAACAAGTATATCTTTATGATAAGACGTTTGGCAGACATGATTGAATGCAAGGATAATGCCGCTTTCGTATCATCTCTAAGGGAGGACTTCGGAAAGCTCGGATTATTTTCAAGCGCAGCCAATTTCCTTCGTCTTATGTATGGGATACGAGCATCTTCTAAAGACAAAGAAACCTTACGAAGCCATATCAGCGTAATGGCGATGGAAGCCTTGCTTACGCTCTCTTGGTATATTATTTCAGATTATAACGACATCATCGAATCGCAAATCGAATTGTTCAAAACCAAAAATAAGCGGTATGGAAACGCATTTTCGGAATGTTTTGCTAAAGATGGTTATCCGTATGCCTTCGGTCATTTGCAAGAGAAGATTAATCGTATTTGCTCTTTGCTGACTTTGAACGAGGATGCTAAAGAAGAGCCAGTCCTAGACAGCTATAAAGATTTATTGGGGTATTGTATTTTAACACTTATCGAAATAAAATGAGATACCGAATAACAAGAATAGAAAAAGTTATCAATGGGCAGAGTTCGTTTGAGCACTGCTCGTTGATAGTTTCTAACATAGAAAAGTTTAGGAAACAAATAGATGCAGACGAGGTTAACTTCGTCTATGAAATGTTGGATTAAAAATAGAAAAGAATGAAAGAACCAGACATTGAAATGAATCTAAAGAAAATCATGGAACGCATAAAATGGATTAGAGAAACTAAGGCCATCTTATCCAAGGAAGAAATAAGTCTTTCCATTCCATTGATGCAAGATTTATCGCAAGTAGGCAATATTTACGATAAGTTTATGAGCTATCATGCCGGACGAAATTCCACAATGGTACGCAAGCAATTTATCTTTGTTATTCTTTATCTTTATTCTCCTAGTGCCCTTGGCGGTTCTAAAATGAGAAGAGGGTTAAGAGAAAAAATCGCTAAGGTTTTGGGGTGTACATGTTCTAATGTAAGCCATGATTACAAAAACATCAGTTTCTATTATGTTACTTACCGAAGTTTCCGTAATGACGTGAATGAGATATTGGATAAGCTATTAATAGATTTGGGTTTAAAAGAGATAGGGGAAGAATAACTTCCCCTACCCTTTTTAAAGCAGTCGCAACTCTTGTTTAATACCAAGCTTTTTTGACTCTTTATTAAAGAATTCTACTTTACGTTTTACTTTTTCTTTAAACTGCTCGAACAATGCAATTAAAGCTTCTCGCTCGGTATCAAAAAGCTCTTCTTCTCTAATTGTATGCTGTACGGTTCGTTTACAATGGTCGGGTTTGTATCTATAATCTATCCACCAACCCGATGAATTAAATTCGTTCCCCTCAAACCAAGATACGTTGCAGCATCCCTTTACTATACAGCGTTGTGGGGCATCAAACCATCCATCAATATACCAAGCAATATCACCATTCTTATATTTGGGTATTGGTCTTTCCTCTTTGTTCGTATATTTATATTTCTTCATATTCTCTTTTTTATTACTTATAGAAATCCCTATTATAAATACCTGAAAGCCTTTGCATATCTTCCTCTGTTATGGAGTATTTGTAGTTTAACTGATATTGAATATAGTCTCCATACTCCACATCTTTACATGGGAACAGCTTTCCGTTATCAATTCGTTTGAATATTATATTATAATCTGTCCTCACTCCCTTGTTAATAATTGAGAAGTGACTTCCTACAGACTCTCGTTTATCTATTACTTCATACCAAAAAGTTTTACCTTTATGAGACCTATCATTAATACCCATATAAGCAAAAATTCCTAATATAAAAAGAATAAATAAAAGCTTAAAAAAATAGTTATCTTTTTCCATACACTTAACTCTTTATTATTTTTAAATACTTCAACTTTGTGAATCGGTATGATTCATACACCTCATCTACATTCACACCTGTATTAAAAGCAAGAATACATCCTTTGTCATCGTAGAACCCAAGGATAATATACTTTTCTTCTACATACCCTGCAACGTATGCACCAATATCATTACCTTTATAAAGAACAGGCTCTCCACGATACGCATTAAAAAAATCTTTATTTGTCATACGCTATCGCTATTTTAGTTCATCAAAGTCAAACCACTCTATCTTATCGTAGCACTCGTACAGAACTTCTATACGCTGTGTTCCGTCTCCTCTTGTGACAACCCATATATCGTCACTCATTGCTCCATAATGAAGAGCCGTAGGATTTACGCCTCTACCACTATATCGGAACATTACCCACTTTTTTAATGGTGGCTTCTCTTCCTTTAGGTCGTGCCATAATGATGCAGCATTCACGTAAGGAACGTTTTCTGTGTTACAATCAGTAACACCAATCTTTTCTGTACTGAACGTTACCCCGTTCAGCTCATTGTAATCTACCTCATCTTCATTGCTACAGATATTGAGATAAATCTTCTTAGGTAAATTCTTTATTTTCATATCCCTTAAACTTAATTTATGAATATTTACCAATTCCAAATGTCAGCGTATCTTTCATCTGGTGGTGTTTTAATCTTTGGAAATATAGGAGTATTGCTGATAACACGATGGTCGCAACTTCCTGTACTTCCACTAGTAAGTGGCTCTCCGTTACAGACTAATCTATATTTACATTCATCACATTGTATGTAATTCATATCACTTGAATTTAATGATAAAAAACTCGGTATCAAGCCACTTGTCGGGGCATAATCCTTTCTTAGGTTTGCCGATGGTGATACTCTCAATCTCCTTTTCGATACGTGGACTATCCTTGCGATAGCCGTTAATGAAGAGGACGTGGGTATATTGTTTTAACACAATTCTCTGTGCGTCAATATATTTTTTTAGTAAATCCGTTCGCCCTGCTAAAGCCGAGGCAAGATTTCGCACATCAATAATATTGCTGTTATTGTGAAATAATCGTGCTACCCAATACGGCTTTATCTCCCGATACTCTTCATTCTTTCTTCCGTCAGCAATCATGTCGAACCATTGCTTGCTGATGGTGAGGGTCAATATTTTCTTCTTCATTCTTCCACCTCCTCCCAGTCTGTTGCAAGAATATCACCATCAACGCATGGCATGCAAACAAAAGGAATGTCCAGATAATCCGTCTCCCATATATCATTAAAGGATACACATCGGACGTAAATTTTCTTATTATTAATAAATGTCGTTCCACTACTCCATATCCTACGTTTTACTTTCTTTCCTTCCTTCATTCTTCTCAGAGCCTCTGAGAAGTCAAATGTTTCCTTGCTCATAATGATTTTGCTTTAAAGTTGTAAATTGGCTTAATGACATCAATGACATCAACCGTAGGTTTGATTAACTCAACAATCTCTTCGGTTGGCTTGTATGCCATAGGTGCTTCATCAATGGTTTCTTCACAAACTGATGTGGAATAAATACCATTCATTTCATTCTTGTAAGAATCCATAGATAACTCTTTCTTTGCCTGTGTACGAGACATTAATCTACCTGCGCCATGAGGGGCAGAGCATAGCCAATCTTTGTTACCTTTTCCCTTGCAGATAAGAGAACCATCACGCATATTCATTGGGATAATGACTACCTCATCCTTTTTTGCACTGATAGCTCCCTTTCGCAATATACCCTTGTCTGTATCTATATAGTTGTGAATGGTTGTAAAAGAATGCTTGTCTGAATTTGGGTCAATATCCACACCTAGAGCATTGACGAGTCTGTTAGCTATAATTCTTCTATTATGCTCGGCATACTTCTGAACTATACGCATATCATTTAAGTAATCATCAAGCAAATCGCCCTCCAAGTAAGAAAGTTCCTTGCTAATATTTCTAGTACCTAACAACTTGATAGCACTCTGTATTTCCTTTTCTCTTCCTTCGCTTTTCAACTTGGCAACAACCTCAGACTTATCAGCTATTTTCTTACGACAATACTCGTAGGCAAGTTTTTGGTAATAGTTGCATACCCTAACACCAAGGTTTCTACTTCCTGTATGTATCACAAGAAACTTCTCTCCTTCTTCATTTGCATCTAACTCAATAAAGTGATTGCCACCGCCAAGACTTCCAACAGAACGATATACTATTTCCATACTGGCAAGACAATCCCAAGCACGGAATTTACCAAACATACAACCATCAACCAATCCGTTTATGTAGGCTGATACTTCTCCCTCGTTGACATTAAAACCTGACGGAATCAACTTATTGACTGCTTCATCAAATTTCTGCAAGTCAATATTAACTTTACCAAGTCTAACGACTTTCATTCCGCAACCTATATCTACTCCTACGGTGTTAGGAACTACTCTTTTGTCCAGCTCTATCACCGTGCCAATAGTACAGCCTTTACCTGCGTGACAATCTGGCATTATTCTTATTTCACAACCAGAGTAAGCATCGCTATTGGATAGAACTTCTATCTGCTTGATAGCTTCATCTTCTATTGTCTTTGCAAAGACCTTTGTAAACTCATTCATATCTCATTTCTTTTTACTTGTTAAACTTATCGCCTTGGTGATTCTATGGTCTTTTTTACCAACAAAACCATAGCATATTTTGTACTCAAAATCTCTTAATCTTCTGTACCAATAATCACTTGCCGTACTTAGATGACGAGCTTGCTTCATTATCTTCTTTGCCAACCTAATCTTCATACACCAACCAACATTCCAACCAAATGATGGACGTGCTTATCGAAAGCAATTCCATACTTAAACATTTCCTCAAAAAGCATAAGACGTTCCTCGTTGGTAGCCAACCGAGTAGATTTCTTTTTATCCTCGGTCATTGTAAAATGAGAGCCTACCATTAAATTCTTAGCTTCCTTGTGAAGATAAAGATAACAGAAGAGATTGTGACACTCTGGTCTCCAACGCTTACATAACACAATCCAATAATTATCTATCACAACTATATTGCCTTCGGCAACAATATCTTCAAACATATTATTTTCCATACGCTACTTCTTTTTACGACAAGGGCAACTTTCTGCGTGAACAACGCAAACACCATGTTTCGTGTCCACAACCAGATAATCGTGTCCTTCCTCAGTGAATACTGACATACCAATCTTCTTTGCAGGTTCATTGCTATTAGCCAAAGAGCGAATGCCCTCAAAAATCAATGCTCCTACAAACAAACACAAGACAAACCAAACGGCTGACTTGATTAAGTTTAAAATCTTATTCTTCATACATTCTATTATTCCATATATTCATACACTCAACGAACTCTTCGACTTCTTCTATACTATTCAATATAATAGTAATGCTTCCATCTTCGTTCCAGTGCTGATTACTTACATCTACCATAGCTTTATCTTACTTCTTATCGAATTTATTGCCAACAACATAAACTTCAAATAAATTAACAAATGGCTCGTAATTGTCAACTTTATCTAAACTCTTGAAGGCAAATGTTCCTTCTTTTTCAATATAAACTACCTCATAGAGATTGTCTATACATAATAAGTCATAGCTATCATGCACTATATCGCCTTCCCAAATTTCATTGCAGTCTTCGTCCATCATTCCTGTGAACTGACAGACTGTTTCTGGAATTACTTCGTAAGGAGTTAAATAACATCTATCATCTTTATCACTTTCTTTACGATGAATATACGCTATTCCCTGAGAGTATGTAAGTGAACCCTCTACCCATTCCCCGTTATCAAGACGTTTAGCCTTAAACTTTATATTTTCTATTCTCATATGCTATAATTGCTTTAATTTATTGAATATCTTGGCAAAGCGGTGCATGTAATCAAAGTTTACGCTTTCACCATGCTCACTCACCATTCTATTATACAGCCAACGTAGATGCTCAGCATCCTCGTGGAACTCTTTAATATCTTGCTCGTCTAAGATTATTTGTTTCTTCATACGCTGTTTTTTAAGTTCTACACATTACTCACCTATCTTTTCAAAAACTAGTTTTACTTTAATTGGCTCATCCTCCCATGACAAATCTATATTGTTTCTTGGAATAGTAAATCTGTTGTTCCTATGGTCTCTAACTGTTATCTCATCATTACAATTATACTTAATACCACTTTCCCACTTACTCCAAAAGCCATACCAATCATCACGGAACGGTTTTTCTTTGAACAACACTAGCTCGCCATCTTTATCACAAGCAAGCCATAAATATTTAACTTTATCACTCATATTCTATTCTTCCTTCCCATATAAAAGTTCAACACTCTTTCTTAGCACTGCCTCTATATGGCCTCTTTCGAGGTCTCTAGGCTGTCTAAGAAGCCATTCTATATCTCCGTCTATCAATTCTTGATAGGCTCTCCTTGATACTCCCATAACTATTCCTCCGTTTTCATATAAGGACAACACTCTGCGTATATATACTTGCAAATATCACTTAATTTGCAAAGTTGACAATCTCCAACCATAACTATTCCTCCACTTTTACGCCAAACGGAGCCCCATCATCAAATGTACATGACTCCATTCTGTATTTAAAATCACAACAAAAATTTGAATCTGGACTTGAACTAATTGAATTAATTCCATCAGAGATAGAAGAGATTTGAATCCGATGTCCATCTTTTTTATCCTTCAAGATTGAAAACGGCTTATGTTTACGCATTTCAGTCCAGCACTCTATAGCATCCTTGAAAGGACGGTACTCAGACTCAGGTTCTAGATTTGGCTTAATGCGATACTCTTTATTGCCATTAAACTCTATAACCTTTATTTCTGCCCATTCATTCGGATCGTTCTCATCTTCTATGGCACTTGGTTTGGTTCTACACTCAATTACCATTCCTTCTGCAAATGCTTGCAGAATAGGATAAAATTCTTTAGCTTGATTTCTGTCCATAATTTAGTCCTCCAACTCTATATTGTGTTCTTCTGCGAAACTATCTTCTGCCTCTTCGCAAAATTGACCTTCGCAAAGTGATTCTGGGAGTACCCTGCTAGTATAATACTCTCGGTGGCATAACTCACAGATTTCATTTCCATAATTATTTCTTAACTCTTCTCTAGTCATTACTCATTTTCCTTTCTAACTAAATAGTCATACATAGGCTTGCGGTTTCTACGATATTCATTACATATCTTTTCTGCCTCTTCCTCTGTATCGCAAGTTGCAATAACTCTATCGGGATATGTATCCCAATATCTAACTACTTTAAATTTTGTCATAATCAATCCTCCAATAATTTAAACTCGGCAATAGAGTGATAAAATCACCATTGCCATATACGTCACAACTATATGATTTACAATTAACAGAAACCTCAAAATAGTTACCATCATCGTGTGTAATCTCTACTTCATTTGGTAGGATATTTTCCTTGAAGTACTCAGCAGATTGGATATTATCCATAGGCTCTTCAGTCATAAAGGTTACACACTTTTCGTTGATTATATCTTCTATAATCATAGGCTAATCCTCCAATTTTTCAATAGGTTTCCAATGAGTGATATTGAACGCAATAACACAAAGAAATCCATTTTCATCTGTATTCCAACCTTTGCATTTAGTTCTACTTGTCTTCAATACAATTTTAGGAGTTTCTTTATTTGTTACCAAAACGCTTTCATCGTAAGGAGGCAACCCATCCTCAACAGATACCCAGTCTGACTTTCCTAACTCTATCAAAGCATCATGCAATAAGCTATTCGCTTTTCTCAAAGGAGCATTATGCTTATCGTTTCCAAACTCCAAGCTATCAACATTATTGCTGATAACTTCTTGTATCAGCTCTTTAACTTTCTTCTTATCCATAGTTGTCACAAATTAAAATATTCACGTATCTGCTCACCTGTCATGCGATATACCTCAGATATTCGGCAGTCTCTAATTGGGCTATCCCATGCACCGATATATTCATCATTACAACTACCATCGGCAACACGCTCTACGGCTTCTTCTGTTCCTGTTGCAAATCCAACGCTTAGAAGTTCCTTTTCCTCGTCACTAAGCCCTTTTCCTTCTAAAGCTATATTCAGAGCAATTTGCAACTCGTCATGAGCCTTGTCTGAATAGCCTATAGCCTTATCAATGTGACTATTGATTGATTTCTCTTTTTTATTCATAATTACTTACTTAAATTGCTTCTTATTCATCCTCTAATTCTCTAAGTGCTAAGACTAACTCGTTTTGAATATGAATGGTCATGCCTTCACTTAATTTTATTCTTTTTGAGCCAATCATTTTGGAAACATTCTTTATGTGAACTATTGCTTTTTCTTTACTCATTGTTTATCCTCCTTTGCTTTTTTAAGATAAAATTCACTCCAATCTTCAAAAGTCCAATCTCTTGTGTTATGAGTAAGATTGAAAACTTCCGTATCTTTCTCTAACTGGAGTAACAGCCAAGCGTAATCTTCATATCGCTGTCTTAGCAATCTTTTGCGACATAATCTTACATGCTTGTATAACTTATAATCAGCGGTTGCAGCATCAAAGATTATTTTTCCTGCTATTGCTAACAGATAAGCAGATATAACACCTAATGCAATCCAACCTAATATTGTTATTACTAAGTCCATATTCTCTTATTTTTACCCTCTCCCTATTGCAGGAGAGGGTGGTAAATTATAATTCAAACTCTTTGATTACTTTAGGTAATTTATCGTACCCCATAGCTACATGATGCTTCTTGCAAGCATCAATAGCTTTTTCTAGAGTATCAAAATAACTAACACAGCGACAGAGATTTGTAGACTTATCTTCTTCAATGTATCTAAACTCAGTACCAAATCTGCTTTGTTTACCAACTAATGCTCTAAAGCCTTTTTCATCTTTTGTAATTCTATATTTCATAACTATCTATTTATATCCCATAAGGGTGGTTAATTACTCTGTTACTTTCTTTATGCTTTCTGAAAATGTTTTGAGCCACTGAGTATCCTTTTCGGCAGCAACTACAGATTTATTATACTGCTCCAAATTATACTTCATAGACTCTATTAAATCAGTGCGATTAGTTTGTTTTTGAATCCACTCATCTTTAGGGATGATATTCTCCACATAAACTTGGCTGCAATCAAAATCTAAACTATCAATTAATTGACTTTCCATAAAGTCCTTAACACCCTCGTATTCTTTGGATGGTGGAGTCCATCTTCTAACTTTGGATAGCATTGCATTGTATCTGTTTTTGAGAGCTTCATTCTCTTTCAATCTATCCTCATTTCCCTTGATTACATCATTAACATAAGAAAGATACTCAGCTTCAAGTTCTTCCTTTGTCTTAGGGGATGCAAGATGCTTTTCGTACTCAGCTTTTGCCTCTTCGTATTTCTTTTTATAGTAATCACTAGGACATATCTTGTCAGGAATTTCGTATCTACTAAGGTTAGGATATTTCCCTTCAAATCTTAGGTAGATACCGAAGTTACGCAAGCAACTATTTGCAAATTGCTCAAATGTTATATCTTCACCATCATATATTGGTGCTGTAAATCCTGTTGGCATATTTCTATCTATTTATATCCTTGCGGATGGTTATTACTCTACTACTTTCTCAAGGGAAAAATAATCAATTCCCCAAGCTTGGTTTACGTCTTTGTAAGGTTCTCCGTTTTTCTTTATTTTTCGGATAATAAAATGAACCTTGATTTCATTCTTGCCAAGAGACATGGCTCTTTTTAGACGTTCTATGATAAAGATATTGCCATTTTTATCGTTCACCTTGTCACCTTCTTGAAAAGGTAACAAACTAAGAAAGTCGTTCATTATACCATTCTGCTTTTTGCGAAGCTCTAATATTTGTGAATCCATCATCTTTAAACGACCTTCTACATTTTGTAATTTGTTGTATAATTCTATTTCTGTCATATTTTTAAATTTGTGCCCGAAGGCTGTTAATCACCATATTTATATAATTCTTCACCACTTGAATCATACCCACAACAAGGACATACCCACCCGTCAATTATAACGGACTTTTTACACTTAGGGCATAACCCTTTAACTGTCATAAAGGACTCTAAAGCATATTGGCAAGCTTTCAAATATTCTAATTCATCTTCATCAGCTTGATTATCAATAAGTGCCTTATATTCATCCTTATCTAAAACTACAACTTCTAATGCCATATCTGTACCTCTATTTATGCCCGAGGCGGTTAAACAATCAATTCATTAAATTTTCAACCACATTTGACAGCTTCCTTGCTTTGTCTTGCAAGAACTTAGGAAGATTATCGAAATCATAAGGCTTTAATCTTACGATACACAATATACCTTTTGCTGTCAGTATTGATAGAATAAACAATAATACAACCATTGCGTATATAGGAAACTTTATAATTGCTATTATTCTTTTCATACCTACACCTCCATTTCGTGATTAATGTTCAAGCCGAAAAGAATGTGCTGTAAATCAGAAACAAAATCAACATCAGAAAGCTTCAACCTAGTAAAATTTTGCTCTTTGTGAATAATGTCATTCGTTGCTCTGATATAACAAACTTTATGTTCAAATGCAAAGACAACCCCCAATGTAACATTATCATCAATTTTTAGCAACAACGAATCTCTGCTAACTTTCCATCCGTTTCTAAGAAGTATATCCTTTGTTAAAGGAATAGGTTTTATCTCGTCATAGTAACCGACATTTCCCCAACCTTCACAATAGATAACACTATTCTTATCAACATCTGAAACTTTTACTACTCTTGGTTTCGTTGATTCTGTTTCTATTGTCACAAAATCTCTTGGAATGTATTCTAACTTATCCATAGCTTAGTCCTTTTTATTAATGAAATCCTCATATTCACCTATCGTGATTTCCACGAAGTCTTGATTTTGCTTCTCGGCTCGGATGCTGTTATCAAAGTAAACGAAAATACGGTCTTTGTGACGTAAAAGCTGGGTGATGGAGAATCGGCTGACGTGCGGAACTTCGATATTCAGTTCCTTCAATATCTTGAAATGATGAGTAAAGGATTTATATGATGTAAGTACTGCTGCTATTGCCTTACCTTGCTTACTACGCTTGTTAGGCGCAATGCATACATAGTAACCGTCCTCCAATTTTACACCGTCTATCTTCTTCCACACCTTCTTATCTAGCGTATCGTAACGCTCAGAAAGAACCCATATAGCAGTAACCTCGTACTCTCTTGAGAGAGTTCTGTTAGGCTGATAGCCCTGATATTTTTCAAACTCGAAGCCTACGGCTTCTTCCACTCTTTTCATGTAGGCTTGACGCTCTTTTTCTTCAGCTTCGAGAATACCTTTAATGTATTCGTAAGCCTTACTTCCCTTTTTTGCTTCGTACAACATATCTCTTTACTTTTTATCCAACATTTCTTTAGCTTTATCAAATGTCTCACAACACATTTGGCAAACATCTTCAAGACTTCTTGCATCCCAATTACAATATAGTCTTCCGTAACTTTCGGTTATTACTACAACCTGTCTGTCACGGAGGATTCGCCATATCATTTTCAACTTCTGTTTCATACGCTTTACTTTTTACACTAAGTTCTTTCTAGCCCAAGCTTCTGCCTTTGGCTTAGTCTTGAACTGTTTGTTTTTTACTTCATGCCAAACTCCATAAGGAGCGGTCTTATATTCGATAAGAAACAAACCTTTCTCAATTTTGACTATTCTATATTCAAAATACATACGCTTATATTTTTAAATTGCTATCTAATTGCAAGCCAAAAAGAATATGTTGGAGTTCATCTACACATTTTATCATAACAGTATCGTCTTTTCCGTCATTGAAAGATACTCCGATAATTCCCAAGAAATTGTTATATCGCAAAGTGAAAGGGTATTCTTGATGTTTATACCACCTATGCCCAAAACATTCTCCTTCAGAGCGATAACATGTCCATCCATTCTTTTTAAGAAACTCTTCCCAAATATGAACGTGCATAATATCATTTTGACAAATTTTGCCCAAGCTTTGCCCATCAATAACTTTCAAGTCGTAAGAATAATCTATATTGAACGGATAGATGCTACAGACAATACAAATAAATCCGTGACTATAAACTATATCACCCACCATATAACGAGGTGGTTTCCTAAATTCTTTCTGTGCCATACACTTTACTTTTCTAAAGATGAATATATTCATTTACTTCACACAGAACCTTTTCTAGCAGGTTCTTTAGAATCTTCAATTCATCATTTGAATATGTAGCTATAGGATAACCATCAAGGATAGTTTCGCCAAAGTAGCCACGACTTATCTTTAACGAGTGTTTATTTTCTTTCATTTTTTACCTCGCTTTCTATTAAAAAGTTTCTGACCATACTCCTTTGGTGAAGTTGTATTGACTACAAAATTATCAGGAAACTTTGGTGCTATTTGATAAAGGTAACACCCATCAATATCACGATATATCATTGTTTGCCTCCTTTCTTGATTAAATCAAGTAAGTCTTCCACGAATGCCCAATCAGTAAAAGTATATGCTCTAACTCTAATTTCCCACATTTTTTGATATGTGTAGCAAACAGTTTCATTTAACATAGCGTTCATATTACTATTCGCTTTTGAGAATGCTAGAATCTTTCCGTTATCATTTCTAGGAACTTCGCTAGCAGGACGAAGCAATTCATTCAAATCGTTCAAGAACTCATTGATAGCCCACTTAGCACCTAGTCCAATAGCTTCTTTGATGTCCCCCTCATAGAACATTTCTTCCTTTTCATCATTGTTGAAGACTATCTCTTCGCCATTTAACAGAAATCTATCTTCATAGATTTCTTCCTTGGCAGCTTCTATTTTCTTATCGTCTATCATAACTTACTTTTTATATTTTACTAATCTAAAATTTTCCAGCAACAAATACCGTAAGAATCTTCTACAACATTATATCCATTAACCAAGCCAGATAATATATTTCTCGCTTGTAGTAGATTTGTATCATCGGGATGATAGTCAAGACTTCTATTTATTAATGTTAAACATTGTTTTAATCGAACATCCATTTATCCCTCACCTCCTTTCCACTCATCAGTTGTGCCAAGCAGGTGTTTGGTGGAGTCGTTGTAAGGGATACAATACATCCATAAATCTCCTACACATAAATACTTATCACTCTGCGTGTAATCAATTTCTTTTCGTGTAAGACGAGCAAAGAAATCAGCTTCCCAAGTATCATCCTTAGAATTTCGACAAAGCACCTTATCAAAAGGTTTAAACTCGACCTTTGGCTTCAAGTCCACAATCATTTTCTTCTCAGCATCCCATCGCTTGTTTTCCTTGAGTAGAGCGTCAAAGAGAATTATTTGTTGAGTCTCTGTAATAGGCTGTATCTGCTTGTCTTCAAATGATAACCAATCTTCAAATTTCAAGGTACTCATATCATTTAACACATAGTATTCTAGCTTCTTTGAAGAATAATCAATGCTTTTGACTATACCATAAACAAGATACCCCATGCCCGAGATACAAACAATATCCCCATCCTTGAACTCTGGCTGAACCTTCTCTACTTCAAGGGTCTCACGATTGAGTTTACCACCCAACTCTTCTTCGAGTTTTTTAAAATAATTTTCAACATTACCACTGTCATCTAATTTTCTAAAGTAACTAGTATAACATCTTTTATCAGCTACTAATGTTTTATCCTCGTAAGTACTTAGGCTATATTTACCTTGAAATCTAGTGTAATTTTCATCTATAAATTTTTCAAAGATGATTCTTTGTCCTACCCCTACAAGTACATCGCCTTTCTTCCAAGCGAATTTAGACCAATTACGCATTTCCTTTGATGGAAAAACAACACATTCTCCGTCATCATACAATTTGCCATTTTTATCAAGATACCCTTCTCCACCATTCATAAAACCAAATTTTGAATTATAGAAGGATATTTTGAAACTTTTATCATCCACTTCTTCTAACTTGCATTTACCACAAGCGGAAGAATATAACTTCGTTCCTTGCGGCTTATCCTTTAGGATTTCCACTATATTAATCTCAGTTTCCATAACTAAACCAATTTTTGCGTTAAACAATACTGGTAGTAACTCATACTACCAACGTTTTTTGATATTTTTGGCAGCTCACCATCATAAGGAGTGACTTTCAAGCCATCAATGAAATCAGCATTCTCAGTTGACACCTCGGTATCATGCTCATTCATAAACACCTTTTGCGCTGTCGTAGAATGGCTTTCAGCTCTAAGCTTACCGAGTGACCGCCAAACCTGCTTGCTATGGATGAACAATCCATGCAAAGGAATAGTCTTTACTTCTACTTTTGTTCCCATAACCTTTATTTTAATACATCTATTCTCTATCTAAATAAAACGGGGAATATCGCAATATTCTCATTTCTCTTCTCATATTAATCTCAGCTAAACGAGCTGCTTTATAAAGCTTAATATATGGCTTATCTTTGAGATATTGAATGAATTCGACAACAGAATATTCTTTCTTTTCCATACCCTTAACCATTTAAAGATGATAATAACTATTTGATACCCTTGCGCCCAAATCGAAGCAGCCCACAGCATCCGGTTTTAAGAAGCGTTTCTCTAACTTCTCCAAAGCCACTTTACACTTCTGCTCCATGTGCTTGCAATGTAGTCTCTGAGCTAATTTAAGTTGCTCAACAACACCCTTGCGAGCAACTCTATATTGTTTATCGGACATCATAACCTTATTCGTTCACATAGTTGATTACTTGCTCTTGACCTTGCTCATGCAAGTTATCGAAAGCGTCTTCTATAACTTTAGCTACTTGGTCGCCATTAAGGTTCTCCAGCATTTCGCTTACTACCTCTATCTGCTGGTCTGTTGCTAAAGAGCAAAACTTGTCAATAAGAAAACTCTTCTGTGCTTGGACGAGCATATCATCGAATAAATCCGATACATCTACACTAACTTTATAATATGCCATAATTTGAAATTTTAAAAGTAATTAGTTGTACCACACATCATTTGGCATAAGAGCCAATTTCCATCCATACTCTAGTTCATACCTTAATATTTCAAGGTCGTGACTCATTACAGATGAAAGACCTACAAACTTATTTTCGTACTCCATATCCAAACCATTTAGTTACCATACTTGTAATGCAAATAATTAGCCTCTGAGCCGAAATAAAGCTCGGTATCGCTCATATTTGCCTCCATCAAGTCATTCTCTACATCTTTATAAGAAGGCACGCAATCCTTAACTCTTTGGCAGAACAAAGGATATTTTGAAGACACGTCTTCTCCGTCTTCATTATAGATATTAATCTTATCTACATTGTAATATGGATAAGAAGAAATATTTCCATATGAATGGATAACCTTTCTACTCTTAACGGACACCACGATTTCAGCAGGTTTGTTAATAGCATCAAACTCGCAAGTAAAATCATCAAGCTGCGCCTCAAAAGCCGCATCATTAAACTTTTCAGATAAGTTTTCAAAAAACTTTTTCATTTTCTTATTACAGTTTTTGTGGTGTGTCTCACCATTTTTAATTAGTAACCTTTATTTCTTAATTACGATGCAAAGATACAAAGAATATTCGAAATATGCAAGTTATTTAATGTGTTTCTTATAACCTTTAACACTCTATAATAGTATGAACAAATAATTTGCTGACGTTAACACAAAAATCCCCACCACTACATTATTATATATAGTGATGGGGTAAACCCAAATAGGTATTTTGCCTTTGGGCTATTTTTCTTCCTTATCTACGATTTCAACGAAATCTCCAATTCCCAAACGAGCCTTATTGATACATGATGCTATCCAACCTATCAGATAGGCAGATGGTTCTCCACCATGTTTCATTTCAATATTACCCTCGATAGCATCACAAGCGTGACTAGCCTCATGACAAATTACATTCATACGCATAGCCTTACTGCTACTGAATAAAACAAGAACGCACTTTCTTCCTGTTTCTCTTATGTGAAGTCCGTAATAAGTAAATCCATCACCATTAAAAAAATCGTACTTTTCAATATCCGTACCATCATTATTCAAGAATGCTTTCTTTGCATCCTCAAACTGCAACCCAACCCCAACACACAATAAGTGTGGGTAAATGGGCTGGTCGTATTCGTAATATCCTTTTTTCTTCATACCTCATCGTTTTTATGTTTATCCCATCCACGCCTCGAAAAAGCATACCAAGTATCGCAAATATCAAGAGCGAGAATGTTGCCTTGGTCAATACAAAAATCGCTATCAAAGCCTTCGATATGAACATACATCAATGCTATAGTATCATAAGGAACGCTACGACCTTCAAGACAAGGATTTTTAAAATTCTTAGTCTTGTATAAACTTGTAACAATTGGCACTTGAAGAACGTCTGAAATATTCTCAGTGCTAATCTCTATCGACTTCTTAAACTTCTTCATATTCTCAACTATTTAAATTTCTCAAAGTAGAACTCAATTTGTCTATCAAAGTGCTCTTCGATTAACCCATAAGCAAGCGACATCTTTACTTGGAAAGAAGCCTTACCATTAAGCAATCCTTTAGCCTGTTTAGTAATCTCTGAGCGAAATTGTTCCAAACTCATATCACGCTTACGAAGATTACAAGACCTGCAAGATGGCATATAGTTCTCCATGGAATCATCGCCATGGGATACGACAAACTTTCCCGCCTTGTTGCTCCACCGAGAGTAACACCCTCGATTCTTCGGAACAAGATGGTCAACCTGCATATCCTTATACTCTATACTCTTGCCGCAATAAGCACAATGACCATCGTATTTGCGATATATTTTAAGTCTATCTTCTTTTTTCATATTTTCAACTATTTATGTTTTAAAATAACGCTGACTGCGCTTGTTGTGTAGAGTTTGTGTTGCTTGTAATGAGAGTTACAGCCTTAGAAGAATTTTACGGGCTGACATTCATCGATTAACTTGCGTGCTTCTTTAGCACACTCAGCCACGCATTTTTCGACTGCTTCTGTGATGTCTTGGATTTGCCCCTCACGCATATTGCCGTATTTATCGCAAGTATCGGCTATTATTTTGTAGAGAACACGATTTTGCAAAGCCTCCATATAGTCTACAAAATCCTTGCAAGTTTTGCGTCGAGGTTCTTGCACCCAATCAAGAAAGTCCTTCTTCCAGTCTTTCCATGTTTTGATTTTTATTACTATCATTGCTGTTTATATTTTTTATTTGTTGTTCTTGTGCCCTATATGATATTTGTTGCATATCCTACACCGATACACCGCCATACCTTGTGCCCGTAACTTCGGATTCTGATTCAGAAACTCCCAAGCATCATCCTCGCTTTCATAAGCGACCTTCGCCTTCCAAGATTGACCTTTTCTAAACCAATGCTCAGGATCTGGATGCAAATGACAAGGAATACATTTATTTCTTTTCTTCATAACTTCTTCAGAAATTTAAGTTGAAACCCTTCTGCCTTTTTTATTCCTGGGTATAGTTCCTTTAGAACCTCCCATGTTCTTGTCTTGTGCCGATGCCACATAGTAACCGGATGCACACGCTCACCACTTGGTAATACATAGAAATCTGCCTTAATGGTATCAATATGCTCATAGTTTGCAGCTTTATATATAGTTCCCTTATTACCTATGGACGTATCGGCATAAGATATAAGGTACTTGATTTCCTTATGTGTTGCCCTAATATACTTATGCAAGAGAGATAGGCAAATCGTCTCGCTAAACTTTGGCATATCATCAGACAGCCACATTCTGTCAAATTCCCTCACTTGATGGTAATCCAACACTTCGCCCTTTTCAGTCTTGATGTGCGGTCGGATTCCATACCCTATTTGCATTGCACCCCTTATCTTATCCTTATACAATACCAAAAGATTCAAGCAACTATTCTTCGTTACCTTGTGTGAAAAGTGATGAGGAACTATGATTGCATCTGCTTGCGCCTTATCGCACTCCATCAGCTTTATTCCCTTTTCCTTGCATTCGTAACCGATAACAAATCCGCAGAAGCCTAGCACTGGAGACTTGTTCAACTTTCTTCTTCTCATATCAATGATACCTCCAAAAATAACGTTTGAAATTATCTAGCAAATGCTCTATACAAGCTTTGATTTCGCCCTCTCTTATGAATTGGTTGCAAAAATCTATCAATTCATCACGTACCAACCCTCGTTTTAAGGCTTCGTCTCTCATAGCTCTTATAAGAGCATCCGTTGTTTCTTTATTCCCATTTCTTACAACAGGATTGCAACAAAACACCTTGCACATATCCATAGTTTCAAAACAGACTTAACTGCCTACTCATATTCTTTAATTCGTTATTGGCAAAATCTACTTGACGCTGGTCTATTTCAAAGCCTATATACTTTCTTTCAAGGTTTACGCAAGCTCTTGCCGTTGTACCGCTCCCCATGAATGGGTCTAGAACAACATCATCAACATTTGTCGAGTTTCTGATTAGTATCTCCATCAACTTTACTGGTTTTTCAGTCTGATTAATCAAACCATCCTTATCCTTGCGCTTGTTCGTTGGAATAGGAACACTCAGAATATCAGATGTACCACATTCATTTATCGGTCTATCACCACCTTTGCGTAGCATGATGATATACTCTTTCTGTGCCATATAATAGCGGCCACATATTTTTGCGCACTTATCCCATATTAAGCATTTGGTAAAATGGAACTCACTTTTTCCGACCACATCAAGAAAGTGCATTAAATTATAATCATTACACATCAGATAGCAATGCGACCTGTCCTTTAATATCCGGTACAAATCATTGATGTAGTCCGAAATATCAATATCGTTATTCTTGAATATCTTGCCCTTTCTTGTTTGAGATTCCGTCCAATATCCTCCCATACTCCCTGAGCCACCCCTAGACTGAACCGGATAAGCCACATCGGAACATACGAGGTCTATGCTATCGCTATCAATCAGTTTCAAAAGCTTTCGACAATCTCCTTGGTATATATTATTCAGTTCCATCATATCCAAACATATCTTTTTGATTAAACATTTCTTCCTTAATTCTTCTTTGCGCCACCTTGAAATAATCAACATCCAATTCAAAACCGATGAACTTCCTGTTCGTTCTCAAACACGCCAAAGCTGTACTTGCTGAACCAATAAAACCATCAAACACCAAGTCGCCTTCGTCCGATGATTTCAAAATGCATTGCATAAGCAAGGGGATTGGCTTCTCGTTCTGATGTACCAATTTATCTGATGGAACTCTATCAAAGTCCCATACGTCCTCCAAACGCTTGCCATTTATGGTTCGTCTGCCTTTATTCAAATACAAGATTGGCTCGTAACATTGACCATATTGCGCCTCTAAATCTCCAGCCGTATGGTTGTTCTTTCGCCAAATGAGCACATTCTTAATGGTAAACCCTGCGTGCCTCGCTTGTTGCATAAAAAAGTCCAAGGTCTTGGCACTACAGAAGATATAAGCAGCACTATCATCCTTCAAAATTCGGTAGCATTCGCTCATATAATCAATAATCAATTGCTCATTATCGTCATTGAGTATTTCCTTAGAGAAACGATGGTCGTCTGCTCTCCATCCGGTCTTATAGGAGATACAATATGGTGGGTCAGTAACAATTAAATCTACTTTCCCGCTCTCTATTTGTTTCATTCCTTCTATGCAGTCGGAATTGTATATTCTATCAAATTCAAGCATATCAAATCTCTTTTATAGCGTTAACATAAGCTTCATGAGCCTCTTCTTGCGTATCAAAGCAACCTATATATATTTTCTTTTTACCTATCTGATACTGCGCTTGCCATTTTCTTACACTCTTATTCCAAGTCACACCCAAGTATTCGGAAGAGGTTTTCTTTGCTATAGCAGAATAAATCACATTGTATCTTGCGGTGCAATACTCCAAGTTGTCTACATCGTTATTCGTCTTATCGAAATCCTTATGATTCACCATTGGAAACGCTTCTGGATTTTCCAAGAAAGCCTGAGCTACCAAACGATGTATATAAAACATCTTGCGCTTTCCGTTCTTGTAAAGCCATACCTTCAGATAACCTTTTGGTGTCTTGCAAGGTGCGATTTCCTTTAATTGAGACGTTCTCCCAATAGTAAAAACATGTCCCAGCTTGCTAACATAATACCTTTCGTAATTCTTTATAGGCTTTATATCACCAAGAAACCTTGTTATACTTTTATCTTTCATTGTTACCTCCTTTTTCAAAGAAACTTGAATATATGGCTTGCGCCTCCTTTGTATCTAGCAAATCAATATCATTGTAAAACCTTCTGTACACAACGCACAGCCTTTCGTCATTTCCGGTGTCTCTTGCTTTAGCTATTTGCTGACAAGATTCCATGAGAAATGCACTTATCTTCTCGTAACTTCGCTTCTGTGTCTTCTTTAGCATATCCATGCTTACAAAGGTTTTGTAGTGGATGATATGCTTTTCTTGCTCGTATTCTGTGAGTATAAGCCCTTCCGGAATAGCAAATACCACTCTTCTTGTCTTGTCATCACTATAGAGCTGAACTGCACCTGTAAACGATGTATATATCTTTTGCAATATCTTGGCAATCGGTAAGTCTTTTTTCAAAAACCTTTCTGCAAATCTCTTCAGAAAATGAACGCTCATAGCAAAACAATCTTCGCTATACCCCTCGTTTCTACTCATAGGAATATACTCGTTGGTTTCCTTCAGATAAATGAACAAACCGGAAGCAAATACATCGCCATGTTTTACACCTACAACGATGAGATAATCGGCATTCGGTGTAGCAAGCTCAAAGGTCTTTGTTATTTGTCGTACGTTCTGCTTTCTCATTTCACGTTTAAGCTCATTAGCTTTTCGCATCTGAAACTCATAGATTCTTGTTTCATCTAAGTTTCGTACTCTACGCATCTCACCCGAAGTCATACTTGCTGTTATCATGCGCATTCCTCCTTTTTAATCTTTGACAACCAACAATCCCAGATTCTTGTAGCTACATTAGCCATCATAACAGGAGGAACACACATTCCGCAAGCAAACCAAGGTTTCATGCCATTAAAGTCATAATCCATCGGAAATGTTGATGCTAAAATCGTATCATGTGCTGAAAGATAACTTGGATTATCATAATACACAAGTCTATCCTCCATTGCTGATATGGTATTGCATACCTTATTCTTTTTAAGAAACATATTATTGAACATAGAAAGACGATTATCCATCCGCTTGACAATATCACCGATAGAATTATCTTTCTCATTTCTATGCTCCCAATACTTCATCATTCCTTTAGGAATTTGCCTTCCACAATAGTCAGAGAACTCATCCAAGACAATTTCTTTCTCGTTGAAGTCCATATCTATCTTAGGCACTCGCTCGAACAAATCCTTTTGAACCATAAACGGCTCGCAAAGGTCTTTACGTAACCCAATAAAGAATACCCTAGGTCTGTTTTGAGGAACACCCATGTTACGTGCATTGAGAAGCCAATGCTGCAAGATATATCCGGCATCATTCATCTGTCTATAAATCTCCTTTACGTACTCGATGGCTTCACCTTGTAATAAACCTTGAACATTCTCAAAAACTACTACCTTTGGCTTTAGTTCTTTAGCGAGGTCGATTGAGTAGAAAGCCAAATCGTCAAGCCTTTGCGCCTTCTGACCTTCTCGGAATACTTTTTCCTTTCCCCAAGCCTTTTGGCGGTCACCTGCAATACTGAATACCGAACAAGGGAAACTAGCATCCAATATATCCAAATTATGAAGCTCTTCTTTCATAATATGCCCCCCCATATTGATATTGGTAATCAACTCACGAATATCACAATTGAAAGCGTACTTGACATCGTGATTTTTCAAGTACATCTTCATAACCTTTGGGTCTATCTCATTACAGGCTACAACATCGTAGCCAGCTAGTTTGTAGCCAAAGGAACTTCCACCTCCACAACAAAAGCAAGACATCACCTTACCTTTGTCTTTTGTGAAATTAGCATCTTTTTTAGTCCATCTATAAGGGAACTTGTGCTCGTTTTTATACATTTATCTACCATAAAAAACAATCGTTAATAAAAACCGATGTATAAAAATAACCACAAGTAATATGGTTGTAAAAAAGGGACTCTAACCCTTGAATTTAGATTCTATTTTCTTCGGCAATGCGTCTTAAATAATCATCCGCTGCGTTATCGTCTATTTTCGACTTAAGAGACATTCCTGTGTTATATCCTATCATTAAGGACACATTCTTGCTCTTTTTCTTGTTCTTTCCATATCGCCAGCCAAAGACCTTTCCTAGCCAAGCTATACCAACAATACCATCTGATACTACTATTGTCGGAAACAAAACAAATACTTTATATATCATCGCAATCTAATTGAGAGTTAAAAATATATCTATTCTGATTCAACCAAAGCTCCACGTAGTCAGCCTTGATTTTCAGAAATTCTTCGTATGTGTAGCATTTCTGCTGCTTACCACCTTTGTTCCAATAATAGGCAACTCCTCCCAAAGAAAAGAAGTCTATCAAGTCTATTTCCTTTCGCTCCGGTTCTTCACGCTTTTTCTTTTGCCTATATCTACTTACAGCAAGCAATATGAGACAAACACAAAGCAACATGGAAACAAGTATCTCGAATATTAACCTTACGTCTTGCATCTTATTTTAAACACAAAAACACGAAACTACCGATTGCAAAGTCAAAGGAATAGTGACTCGGACTGCCTTTCGGTATAGTCCATCGGGTTTCGTGTCTCTAATATCTTATCAATTTCTTAAATCGCCATTTTATCCTTTTTTGTTCTGCGCTTGCAAAGATAAATAATATCTCGCTAACTTGCAAATGTTTTAGTGCTTTTAATGCTTTATTTGCATTATTTTAAACTTATCCTTTTTTGAAGTTCATTCCAAACTCTTCTTCCGTTACCTCATACATTACATCACCACATGCTACTCTTTGCTTGTCTTTTGCCATCAGTAATAAATTTCTATAAGGTATCTCTTTCACGACTTCTTGGTAAGATAAGTGCAGACTATCCATAAAAGATGCAATCTGCCCTAAGAGTGTATCGTTACCTATGGTCGTGGTTTTGCTATCATCCTTGCCGCACTCTTCGCCAAAATTGATAGCGTCTGAAAATCCTTTATAGAGATTAAGGAATAAGCCGTTTGTAAGCCATTGACAACCTCTTCAAACGTTCCTTTAGATAATTCATCACTAATGGATTCATCGCCTTGTATGAATATGGACAACGCCTTACAAGCATCATACAAATTCTTAAGCATGCCTAAGACTTCCGCTAAGGTCTTGCCCTCTTCAAAACTATTAAGGTATTTAGCCGCCTTGACCAATTTTATAATTGTAGGTGGTGAAATACAATAAGTCTTTCCATTCACCATTATTGTTACGGAGTCCTCTCCAAGAATTGCATCCGCAACTAATTTACTTGCCTTACTCATGGTTCTGAATATTAAAAAAGGGGAACGGCTTTAACACCATCCCCCTCTATCATTTGTTGCCTATGTCTTCTTATCCCTGTTCCACAACCGCAGAACCTTCCCATTGGTACTCGCCAGCCACACCATCGGTCTCACTTTCCATAGCAACGGCAGAAATACCCAAAGTGATATTCTTGTCCTGCTGGTCTCCCTTGGCTACGATAGCCGCATTTGAGAAAACGATGTAGTTTCCTGTTTTGGTCTGAGCAACAATACACTTGTTAATGTTTGCCAAATCTTGGCTAGAAGACCAACCTACTGCGTCTGTCTCCGTTGTGGTCTCTGCGCCTGTTGCATCATACATCTTGCCACCCTGCAAGTCTACCTTGTTCTTCCATGAAAAGACACCAATAGAGAATGTAATTGTCTTAGCACCCTCATCGGTCTTGTCACGATAGTAAACCTGTCCGTTCAGCTCGTTCTTGTACTCGGTAACACTAGGGTCATCCTGAGAATATCCCCATGTTCCCTCATGGCTGTTCTTAACCTCTGTAGCGGTTTTCAACCATGCAGCCAACTTAGCAGGTGTATTTGCCTCGGTAAGAGGAGCACCATACCAAATTCTCTTGATTCCAATAAATGGTTTCATCTTATGTTACGTTTAATGTTTCAAAATCAATAGTAATGTTTGCGTAATGGCAACTCAACCTACTCTCTTGCTCTATGCCGTGGGAGCGGATAGAATAACGATACCATACATCCTCAACTTTTCCGACCTCATTGTCGGACAGGGTTTGAATAGCCTTCTTTAAAAGCTCGTTCAATTGAGGATTAGCCTCGCCCTCTATATCTTTGAGCAATATGTTTACCTCTATAGTACAATCGTTGAAATATGTCTTGTCTGCACTCATGCGCTTAGGAATGATTACTATCATGCCTTCATCAGGAATCTTCTCACCGACCATAGGTCTTTCCCCTTCAAGTCCACCCTTTGTCAGATGTCCTTTCAGTCTTCGTTCCAATCCCATAAGTTCCAAGTCATCATAGATTACATGACCAGCATCTATTTCTGTTATCATCGCATATCTTCGATTTCTTTCTTGATATACTGAATACCCGAATCTATAACATCATACCCCCTAGAGGAAACATCAGACGCATATTCTGCTTTATTGCCAATGGTCAAGGTGTGGTCATGTACATTACTATAGTTAGACCTTCTGAGATTACCTGTGCGGTTTCGGTAGTTTCCGTTAGCCTTATCAAGCTCAACAGCAGTTTTTCCTAACCTATCAAGAAATTCATCTACTTCCCTTTCTCCCTGTGCAAAGAAAGCGTCTATCTCATCCTTTATAACATCAGACATAGATACTCATATAACCAAGATAATTGCACTTAGGGGCATTATAGACCTTTCCACCTCCTCGGTAGCTTCCATCATCGGAATAGACCTTGACTTCATCACCTTCGGAAATCTGGCACTTGTCACAAACAATATGATATTTCGGTGTATATATGCTACCATTCTCGGTAGTGAAATGCTCGGTAGAGTTGTCATCGCACCGACAACGCCCCATTTCTTTCCATTCCTCAGAAGAGCCAATGACCTCGTTGTACTTGTTGACAACCTTATTCACGAACTTCTTCTTTAATATATGAGGGGAATATAACATAACCTAGACATTTACCAAATATCAGACCTATCCGTGATAGTGGAAAGCCCTAAAGCTGCCACCACTTCATTATCCGGAGCAACACCATATTTTCGGCAAAGCCACATATAGTATTGTCCTATCCTAGAGTAGTCCCAAGAGACAGAGAATCCATTTTCATTCACATTGCTCATATATGGGGCAAGCATAAGTTCCTCGATTACGGAAATCATCGCCTTGCCTACAACCTGGGAATTATCAGACGTATATTCTTCGTCAAGGTCTATACCTGACGATATATCTTCCAATTGGGCATCGGTAATGTTCCAAGCACGCAACTTCTGCGAAATGTATTCTCTTATCTTCATGTGACATCCTTATTTCTGAGCCTGACTCATAGCCTCAGCGATTTTCTTTGCAGCCTCCTGCTCGCTCTTAGTCTTTTCGTCAAGTTCTTCTTCTACATTCTCCTTTTGGGAATTCTCTTCGGTTGACTCGGCAGCATCCTTTTTTGAGTTTTTCTCCTTTTTAGGCTTGCTCTCCTTCTTCTCCTTCAAAACTTCCTTCTTAGGTGTCTCTTCTGACTTCTTTTCTTCTTCCTTTACAGGATTTTCTTTTCCATCATTCAAGACTTCCTTTTTAGGAGTATCTTTAATTTCCTTATCGTCTTTTAGAGGTGCAGAATGGTTATCATCCTGCACCTCCAACATCTTGCAAAGCTTACGTTCGATAAGGGAGTTCATGCGTTCTTCGTCAAAGTCCAAGATTGCACCAACTTCATAGATGGTGTTAAAATGGAACTTATCACGGAACGGACTAATTACCTCACCTCTCATAAGCCTAACCTACCGCTTGTGTTGAGTCCAAAGAGTAGATGGCATCAACGTTATTCAAGATAGGAACAACCATTGCTTGTGAGCTAGTGAACTCACGGAGTGGGTCGTTAGTAGAATAACGGCTAGCCAAGATATACTCATCGGCTGACTGATAAGTAACACCTGCAACTGGTCTTGTAGCTTCGGCTACGTTAGTCCAGAACAAATCACCAAGGTTATCATAGCATGTAAAGGTCATGTGACCCTTAGCCCAAGGGTTGTGTGTTCCCTTCTTGCCGTTAATCTCGGTCTTGATTGTACGGGCTACACGTACCAAGTTGGTCTGCCACTTATTTCTAAAGATAGACGCAATCTGCTCAAAGCTCAAAATAGGAATGTTGCTGTTATCCCCACTAAGTGCAATGCCTTGATTGAAGGCAAACTGAGCACGAACCTGCTTGTTCTTGCCAAGCAACTTGATTGTGTAATCATCAAGATAACAAGTAGTGATGGTGTTTTGGTCGTCCATCGCCTTGTCGTAAACCAATTGGATGTCATCAAGTGGGGTTGCATCCTCTGCGTCCCAAGCCTTAGCACCGTGACCGAACTTGTTCTTCTCGGCAAAACCTACATCAACTCGGACACCAGTACCACCGGAACGAGTCGCCAAAGCTACACCTGTTGACAGCTCACTGAGGAACATATCTTCAATACGCTCGTAAACCGCCTGAATACGACGAGGAAGGTCTGCAAACAAGTTACGCAAAATCTGTGGCTGAGGCAAACGTTGCGCAATCATGTTATCCAAATCCTTAAGCTGCTTCTCTGACATATAAAGCTTCATACCAACCTTTGGGATTTGACCCTCAGCGGTTGAAACCTTATCACGGCTCTTCAATGGAAGTTCCGCATCCATTGATACAACATCAGCAGCAACTCGTGTGTATTCCGCAGTAATTGATGCCCAGCGTCCGTCCTGACTATATGTGTTAGTCAAGTGGTCTCGGTACATATAGGTCAATGCAGTCTGATTCTTGCCGTTCAACTTCTCTACTACACTTGCAACAAGTTGTGGGAAGTATTTATTGACCAACTGAAAATAAAGTGATTTTTCCATCTGTTATCCTCCTTCTTTTAGTCTTTGTCCATGGTTGCATCAGACTCATCGAACTTGTTTGCATCCTCATCGCTAACCAAAGCAATCTTTGGCATAGCTGTAAGGAACGCATCCGGATAGTCTGCACCATTTGCAGCCTTAGCTGCTACCTTGTTAACTTGTCCAGCAGTCATAATTGCCGCTGGCTCACCGTTCAGAATGGAACGATAGAGAACACCCGCATACTTGTAATGCTCCAATTGGTCACTGGCAGTACCCAAAGCCTTATAATTGTCTGTTTCAATAGGCAATGGCTTGTAAGTTCCCTTACCATCTGTCACGATAACACGACCTGCGTAAAGAACTTCATCTTTTACGCCTGTCCAATCCAAAGCACGACCGCCCTTGATGTCGCCTTCCCATTTCTGGATAATGACGGAATCCTCACCAAAGACAATTTGCTTTTTTGTAGTCTTCAATTCCTGATTCATGTTTTTCAATTTTTAAAGTGACTGAACTAATGATGCGGCTACATTGTCAACGTCCTCCTTTGTTGGCTCGCCCTCGCTAGCACGATAGCTGCCCCCGAATTGTGGTTGTTGCAACGCCTTGTAGTTGTTCGCTACCTTGGAGAGGTATGTTTCGATAGCTTCATCTGTAGCATCATCGCTCAAGGTGAAACCCTCGTTGATACGACTTTCGGGAATGCCCAACTCCTTAGCCTTTGATAAAATCTTCGCATCGTGGTCTGCCTTTGCCTTTGCCTTTGCAGCAGCCTCTTCCTTAGCCTTAGCCTCCTCAGCTTGCTTTTGGATAGTTTCTTGCAATTCCTTAATGGTCTTGCTTTGCGCCTCCATCTGTTCGTTGTAAGTCTTGGCTTGGTCTGTGTTCTTCTGAGTCAAGGTCTCAACGAGTTTCTTGAACTCTTCACGTTCCTTGGTTCTTGCTTCATCTGAAGCTTTCTTCTCTGCTGCCTGCTCTTCAAAGTATTTTTTTAGATAATCCGGCATTTCGTTTTTCTTTGCCAATTCCTCCAAGCGTTTCTTTTCGGCTTCTTCAGCGGCTTTCTTGGCTTCTTCGTCAGCTTTCTTCTTGGCTTCTTCTTCAGCAGCCTTGCGTTCAGCATCTTCTTTAGCCTTCTGTGCCTCCTCGAACTTTTTCTTGGCATCGGTAACTCTGCGGTCATTGTCCTTTTGCAAGGACTCCAAAAAACTCTTTTGACTAGCAACCACTGTCTCGATGTTGTCATCAGTAACAAGCCCCATCTTATCAAGCATTTCGGCATGTGCCTGAAGAACTTCATCACCTAACCCAAGAGACTTATACTCTTGTTTTAGTAACTGGAAAATTTTATCTTTCATTCTTTCGATATATTTGTTAAAACTAGTGCAAAGATAATACGAAAAGAATAATTAACACACTAATCCATTTGCAAGTATCTCACTTTTGCTTAAAAGTGAGTAATAACGGCATTTTTAAGCGATTTAAGGCTATTTTATCACATAAACGAATAATTTTATAGCAACACAAAACAAAACACCTTATATAACAAAAAAAACGCCAAATATCCTCACGGACATCTGACGCTTGTCGAATAAAAAGAACCTAAACATTAATCTTCTAAAAGTTTATTACATTTCTCATATAACCCAAATGATTCAAATTAGAATAGAACCGTCCATCACGCTCTATGAATTTACCGGACTTCACAATCTCACCATTATGCAACATTGCAAACTTAGAACCATGAGCTGTCCATTTGTTCATTTCTTTCATATGTTCATCAGAACCCCAACCATATTTCTTGATAGTAGGATAAATGAAACGTTCAAAGCAAATTTGACTATCTGTTTTATCATGCTCGGAGCAAATCGGGAGCACTCCATTATGTGCGAACCAATAACCTGCCTTGTAGAATGGATGGCAATTCTTGACACAGACAGAACCATGTGTAGCAAATCTGAAATGTATGATTACATTCTCATTTATATCTCGCTTCATCAATCTACGGATAAATGTAGAGAAATGCAAACTCTTGTAATGGTCAGACTCGCTCACAAAACCGCAACCATCGGGATTTCTCATATACGCAGCCTTTAGTTCATCTACGGATGGCAAAGCAACACCTTTCGGACATACAATAATAACACACATATCTTTACCCTTTCTTTTTCTTAATAATACTTTGATTTCTTTGTGTCCTAGGGCTTTTACCCTAGGACAACATTAATTAATCGTTATTGGTTGCAAATGCATCCTTACGACTCTGGAAGAAAGCCTTCTCTTCTTTATTCAAGAAAGGTATATCTTCGATATTCATAACCTCACTAACAAAGACATTACTGCGAGACCAACCGACAAGCTTTGCGCAGAACTTAACCCACATTTCAATCTTTTTGTAATTGGTTGAACCTTGATGCTGGCGAAACTCGATAGTCTTGTGACGTGCAAAACTCTCTGCATTGACCTTGTAATATCTGTCTCCATGAAATACATTACGTCTAATATCGTAATTGCCACGGCAATTAGAGAAATCTTTGTCAAGCAAGCTGGCTGCCCAACGGCAATTGCCTCTTCTTGAAGGAGCCATGAAGCTATCAATCAATCTTTCAAGCTTCTGATAATTCTTGAAGACGTTAACATATTGCTCACCTGTCAACTTTGCTGCACCGATATGAACGTGAAGACCACAAGTAGAATTTACTCTTGCACCTACGGCATCCAAAGACTTGATAGCCTTCTTTAAGGTTTCCATACCATTTATATTGCCATTCAATACCGGACTTACAACCTCGTTAGGGTCAACATCACCACCAACTGAAGAATCACTAACAATCTTGAAATAACTCATGTTGTCGGTGTGGTTATAGCCCTCAGAATGAATATCAACACCATTCTGACGACCTGCCTCTATCAAGGCATTGCGCTCGGCATGAACACATTCTATCTCAACACCGAATGTATAAACGAATCTCGTTGAAGTTGAACCACTTGGCACACAAACCTTCAACATATCGGAGATTTCTTTCTCACGAAGACCGCAAGCCTTCAATGCAACAATCTTTTCGTTGCGAGGCATCTTTGACTTCTTGATTTCGTCAATAGTCTCGATTAATGACTTCTTTGAACTTGCGAATGAAAAACCAGTCTGCTTAGACATAATCAATTGTGCTAGTTGTTTCGGGTCTTACCCCTTGGTGTCGCTCTCACCTTATTGAGTGAAACTTGTCACTCGGCAAATCAACCAACTTATCTTGATTGACGATGCAAAGATACGAATAAGTTTTGAAACATGCAAGTTTTTTAATGTTTTTCTTTCGTATTTTAACCTTTCATAACTGATACATGAGTCTTGTTAACATTCCTGTTTTTATTTTACCTTATTATATATAAAAAAGGCTTCGATGTTCACACACCAAAGCCTAAAAAACTTTACTAACTAATTACCAATTTTTATCGACTATCTTTTTAAATCATCACCAATTTCTTCTTCTACTCCCAAATCTGGTAGTCTATCATACGCTTTTTGGTCATCACCTCCTTCAGACTTGACACCTAGCAAGTAACCATTCCGAAAAGCATAATATACCAGCTTTTCCATATCTTTAGCCGTTGCGTTATCTGTCAAATGTAGCGTGGCGTACAATCCCATCAAGAACTTCCGTACATCTTTTGGATATACCTTGTTGTTCTTTTCTAAAGCGACTGCCATTCTTAACGGACTTTTCATATTCTTCAATTTTTCGTTAAACCATCAAATGAAGCACAATAGAGAGCCATTCCGCTTGTTCCCCTAGTTCATAGACTTATTCACAACTTTATTCGTCTCATCTGCATCCTACGTTTGCCCATTGACAGATGTCCGAGATTCCAACAAAACAAACATCACGGCTCTCTTCTTGTGTATCATTGTGCCAACGGAAGGATTCGAACCTTCGACCCTAGGATTAAAAATCCTATGCTCTGCCACTGAGCTACGAAAGCGTAAAGGAATGATTGGATTCGCACCAACGCCCCCTTAGTTACCAAGCCAAGTGCTCTACTACTGAGCTACATTCCTCGTATTATGACAAAAGTTCTCGTGGTGCAAGGGAGATTTGAACTCACCGAACCCACAATGGGAATAGATTTACAGTCTATCTTCTTTAACCGCTTGAATATCGCACCTTTTGTGGAACATATACCAATTCCACCTTGTTGCCCCAAGCGGATTCGAACCACTAATGACAGAACCAAAAACTGTAGTGTTGCCATTACACCATAGGGCAATTTTGTATGTACTGCATAAAGGATTCGAACCTTTGAATACCAGCGTGAAAAGCTGGCGACTTAACCACTTGTCTAATGCAGCAACTAGGGTCTCTCACCCTAATAAGAGTTGCTTGTTATAGTCTAGCTGGACTGGGTAATGTGGAAACCATGCCGTAAACTCCTAAGTCTTGACTTATGGTAGAAGCGACCTCTCAGAAGGCCATCTGTTTCAAACACGATGCAAAGATAAGCATTTTTTCTTATACTTGCAAGTGTTTTAGTGTTTATTTATATTCTTTTGATGAATTTTACATCACTTACCCTTGTAGAGAATGCCACAAAGAGTTTCTACAAGTTTCTTTGCGTCATCACCTTTGATTTCGATAACATTTGAAATTCCATCAGGAGCATCATCGCCTTTCTGTTCCTTATCCAAACGCTTACGGAGAGCCAAATCTGGATTCTCAACCAAGATAGAGTCTAAAGCATAATTGCAAATGCGGCTTGCAAGTTCCTCGTTACCATTCGCATCACGCACAAACTCATTCTTGCCTTCAAGAATATCCATAATCTCGTTGTACTCTTCAGCATTCTCACAATTACGTGAAAGCATACCAATTACCTTGTAGCGGTCAATCTCAAAGCTGACCTTTAATTTGTCTTTATTCATTCTTTCTATCTTTTAAATAATTAAACATTATACCAAAAACCCCTTTCATAATAAAGTCCTCCCTTTACCTCATACCGGATAGCATCTGACTCTTTGCAAAGCTGACGGATTCGTATATACAAACGTTTGTCCAACTCTTCCTCAAACAAAAGAGACAATTCCTTCCAATTGTCAACAACAGGAGCAAACCAAGGATATTGCTTCTTTACAACTTGTAGCTCATCCAAGGTTACGTGTCCGTATTCTACCATATCATAGCATCTACGGAAGTCACGATTGTCTTTAGGAATATCCAAATCTTTCTTTCGTTTTACCCCCATCAATGCACTCCACATAGTCATTGAAGAGACACCTGTATCACAAGTGGCTATCCACTCTATCATTCTTTGCTTGTTCATCTTCTTTTATATTAATCACGCAAAGTCGCTTTATTAACTCTTCACGAATAGCAGCATTCCTGTCGTACACTTCTTGTAGCTTTTTCTGAAACTCAATTACGTCTTCGTTGGTAAGTTTACCTTTCTTCTCAACAATCTTGTTTGTTATATTCTTATAAACACATTCGAGTTCAGTACATAAACGAGCTTCTAACTTCATCATTATTGCGTGTACAAAAGTATCATAAATTCTTTCCATCTTGTATTTCCTCCAAAAGTCTTTTGATTACCTCGTTATCTTTATTCTCAATGCGAGCCTTTAAGATACTCTTGAAAGCGGCATCCATTGCCTTGTATCTACTGGAATATTCCTTACCATCCGTATGACACAAGCCTTCCTCTACACACCATGATGTAGTTTGCCAACAGAACTTACCTTTCGAAATGTTTGCAACACAAATGCAGTAACCGAAATGCTCTAAAAGCCAATCTAACACCATATCATAGCTTGGAGCGGATATTGCCGGATGCTTACTATTCAACTTTAAGGCAGCAGAAAACTCAATATTGGATTTCTCCCACTCGGAATTTGAATAAGCGATATAACTGCCGTAATGCTCATTATATTTTCCACCCTTACGAATACCACCCTTTGCTGTCCAAGGACTAGCATAAGCCCAAAATTCGGCTATCTTCTCATCGTAGCCAACCTCCTTCAGAAGCTTGGCTATCTCAAAAGGAACTACCTTTGGTTTTATCGTCTGCTTATTTGCCATTTTCCACCCTTTTTAAACTGAACCCGAATCAGACTTATCTAATTCATCAATTGCCTGTCTAAGCAAAGGAAGAACCTTATTCAAGTCTTCGAAATCCGGTACGACTTCATTCACTCGCAAGATTGCTAGACCTAGCAAACTCTTAATCTTTCTTCTGTCCATTGATCTCGGCTTGTTTCTCTAAGTCTTTTAAATCTACCTTCTCAAATCGAGGAACTAGCTTACCATCTACCTCAACATTACCAAAGAACATTTCCTTTGGTCGCACCCAAACTTCATGCTGTCCGCACACTGCTTGATACGCAACCTTTACCTCAGAAGTCTCGCTATCAGTAACCTCTCCAAGATACTCATAGAAATTACCCTTGTAGTGGCGGTAAATCGGCTTACAGAATCCACCATGCAGCCAATCGGCTTTGTCCTTGATTTCCACGTACTCCCTTACCGCATCACACTTGCTAGACTTACTCAATTCTTCTACCCAATCAAAGAAAGCTTGCTTGTCCTTGACCTCTTCACTTGATACCATAAAGAGATAAGTGCAAAGAAGCATCTTACCAGCATCGGTATCATATTTCTTATTCACCTCTTCAGCTAATTGCATCATAGGTGTATCTAAACGATAATTCCAACTCATAATCTATCCTTTCTTACTTTTAAGATTTGCCAAATCCTCTTTCAAACGTAGATGGAAATTATCTTCTCCATCATCACCGGAAAGAAGCCAGTCTATTCTTTGGGCATAAACCTGAGCCTTCTTCAGAAGCTCAATACCCTTCTTGAATTCCTTGATAGTCTCTTTAGATAAGCCATATCTGTTAGGCATCGTATGATGATGCTTTCTAACATACTTGTCTTCTTCCTCCTCTAGCCATCGGTCTTCGAGAAAGCATCTTTCATCTTCCTCATCCAATGGATGACCATCAACATAATCTTCTATCTTTGTGTATATGTCAGCAATCCTATACTGAGCATAATCAAAACGTCCACCACTCATAGTCTTTCAACTTCAAAAATTTGAACTTACTTCAACGCACTCAACCTTGCTTCTAGCTGTTGAATGATATTGTCTATTGTCTTTCCCCTATAGTCAATAGCAATGTCCTCCAAGACTTCAATCTGAGCTGCAATTTTAATTCTATCTCTTACTACTGTCATAATCAATCTTGTTTATCATGATGCGGTGCTTGCAAAGTTGTAATGAACAACATAAACATAACCACCATACATTTTTCCAATAGTTACTTCAACGTAATCAAAGATGATGTCGCCATCCATCTTGTAAGAAACCAAAGGCCCAGTAGGGAATGCGTTGTGCTCTGTATAGTAACGATACACTTCTTGTGATAGTAACTGCTTGAATACATCAACCTCACCATCCTTTGAAAAAACACCTTTAAACTCATCTTCATTGTCAATTGCAACAACTACTCCAAGTTCTTTTCTTACACATACACCTTCGTTTGTACCACTTTGCTCATTATACAAGACTGGTAATGTGTAAACACCTCTCGATTCTTCCATATGCTTATTTTTAATTTGTATTTTATTTTATCCTTCCACTTTCTTGCATTGAGCTAAATCTATTGCATACGCCCAACGCTTAGGGACAAAAGACATCGTAGGCTCAAATCTATCTGCACGTTCAACACATACATCTTGCGTCCGGTAAATCAATCCGTCAGAGCCTTTTACCTGCAACTCAACTAAAATAGTATGGTCTAGCATCGGGAACTTATCAATATCATGCCAGACTTCACCGCCTTCAAGGAAGGTAGGCTTTATATGGTTCATCTTTGCCACAAAGTACTTCATGTAAAATGTTTGACTTATATTCGTTAGTTATGGTCTCGCAGCTGCCAAAGCACCACAAATCCTTGGATTGCTCCTTGTGTAACCTTGATGACTTTATATAATAGCCATTGTTGACATCGTAATGCTTACGTACCATGATATTGTCGTTTACCACTCCGACCTCATCATCCGTAATTACATAGAACATTCGACCATCACTAAATGCATTTAAGCCTTTGTACACTCCATTAGAGACAACCATCTTTTCATAGCCATTCGTCTCCCAGTTGGCATAATCCCAGATGGTTTCCAAATCATCATCATTCAAAAGGTTATTGTCAATAATAACCTTGCCGATAACCTTGAATTTGCCATCTTGCATCATTGCCTCAACGACATATTCATCGGCAGCGTTGAAATCGCTAATCTCTATGGGTCTCATAATACTTGTGCTTAATATTCTCGTAAATCACCCTCTTTGCAGCCTTTGCTCTTCTGTTATTATCAGAAAAGACATCATCATACAAAGACATATCTTCACTCTCAAAAGCCACATGCTCACCTTTGTAGCAAGCATCAAAGCGGCATCCTTTTTCGGACTTAGCCGCAGTAAACTTTATCTTACCAAACTTAATCTGCATAAGCCCTATCCTAGAAAAAATATTAATGATACTATTTCAAGAGCAAACAAAAATGCTAATGCATTCTCAATTGTGAATACCTTTTTCATTGTTTCAATACAGTTTTACGTGTGTCTCACGCTCTAATTTATATTGTAAGGGGATTTATATCCCCTTTATTGTTCTTACTTTAAAACTCGATAAGTTTCGTAGAAATCGTGAAAACTCTTCAAGTAGCCTTTCTCTGTCAAAGAGTTTAAGATTTCTTTCAACTCATCCTTGGTATTATCCAAATCGAAATCATACAACTCAGCAAATGTAAAGTACTTGTTACCCCCAATTACATCAGCCATCACTTCGATATTGCCATAAACCATTGTTTCTTTCTTACTCAATCTAGTATTCATAACGAATCACAGTTTTTAAGGTGTGTCTCACCTTTTTAAAATTAGTAACCTTGTTTCTTAATTACGATGCAAAGATACAAATAATATTTGAAACATGCAAATTATTTAATGTATTACTTTTATCTTTTAACGCTTATTATATCTAGATGTATGAAATTAACTTTCTGTAGCAGAAAAAGCCAAAGAATCCACCATTTCGTTATACATATTACCTCTATGAGCCTTTACCCAATGGTATCTAATCGTCTTGTCTTTCGCTACCTTATTATATATAGGCTGCAAATCTCCTAACTTGCATGCTTGTATTCTCTCTATAGCTACTTGGCAATCCACATATACATCAACGGAACATGAAAGAGGGCAATCACCCAATGCATGAATAACCGCCCTTATTTCAGCTCTCACCGAATCGTTCACTTTAGCTGTGATAAAAGTATATTTCCCACTTTTGATAATAACTTCCTTATGAAGAACAAGCCAGCCACAACCACACTTTTCTTTCTTACTAGAACCATCGGCATACACCTCGTAGCGCACACCTTTTTCCTCATCAGCAATCATCTGAGCAACAACCTCCAAAGAGTCATTGCTCATCACCTTGGCTATTTGCTTGGCTTTCTTCTTCATAAACAATTAAATCAAACCTCGTTCCTTGAACTCATTCATCAATGGTGTTGCTAATACCTCAATATCTGGATGAGGTTTTCCGGTAGTTCCAAGACTTCTCAGCTCGAAGAAATGCTTCCAATCGCTAACAAATGCGGTATGAATCAACTCCGTGTTGGTATCAAGAGGAAGTATCGTTCTCGCATCCTGTGGCTTAAGACCATCATCCTTAACCAAAGACAAATACATCATTTCGCATACTCTATTAGCAAACCACCATTTTTCTACCGGACTCCAATGCTCATAACTACCGATGTTCTTTGATAGGTCAACAAATGTTCCACCATCAAAAGACAATGGATTAACCGCATCATCAACGCTAACCCACTTTGGCTTGTTGATAGCAATCTCGCCTCCGAACTTATCTTTACTATAGTTGCAATATCGGGTGCTTTGTTCCGCTACGGAATCTACACGATGTCTGTTAGCCTCTCTACTTACCGCAATCTGAGTAGTAAAGCGGACGGTTATTCGCTTCTCATGCCATTCCGTAGGCTCGCAAATATAGTCCAAATCCTCAAACCAGTTATTTTCAACTATCACTCTGTAGTTGGTTGTGATATAGTAGTCACTGCCAATCTGCATCACCTTTGAATATTTGTTCTCACGATAGTGCTTGACCAATAAAGACTCCGGTACAAAAAAACCTTCTTCATAGGCTACATGGAGGTAAATCGTTCCATGTTCACACATGGCAAGATGATTGCTGCTTACCATACGCTCAACGAAAGGCTTTGCGCTGTCTTTATCTATCTTCATACTTGACGCATAACATGTGCGACCGCACAACTCTATCTGTTTATAAACTCCATCCATGCCCTCACCTTGGGATAGGATTTCATATCTCGGTTCTAATATCTTCATGTCCTTATAAGTTTTGAAATCGACTACAAAGATAACTATTATATTCCACTCTACCAAAAATTAGCACTCAGTTTAACAACACTTATCTATATTGTGAAAAACAAAAACTTTCTCCATAAAAAAAGAGGAGAGTGCATCACGCATTCCCCTCTTACTTTAACATGGCACAAATTAAGTTTACAATCTACTCATCTTATCTTTCAATTCGTGTATATCATTGAATGCTTGCAACATAGGCTTATGCCATCGCTCTTGTCGCTCATCAATCGACTGCAAGTACATCAGACTTTGGGCAAGAATAGTTCTTCCCTCATCAACGGCTAACCAAATATTGCCTACATTACCCATAATAGTATTCACGCTAGCTGTTAGTAAGCTACCCTCTGCGCCACCATCACGAGCCGCAATAGCATCCAACTTGGTATTTATGAGCTTTGCTTCCTCATACGTTCCCTCTGTGGCGATCTGCACCGCTGTAAAACGACCATTCAACTCTTCTCCTGTATCTTGGCTCATGGATTCAAAAGAACCGGAAGACGCAGACTGCTCGTAAGATTGCTTGTAACCAGTTATTTCGGCTACTTCATCTCTAATCTTCAGTCCTTCTTGAACCATTTCATCGTACCTTCCCTTCAATTCATTAATATCCGTCTGAGACAATTTGCCACCATTTGCCTTAGCTCGCTCCGTCCACTCATCATAGAATGCTTGCATATCATTACCCAACAAATCATCTACCTTAGCTTTCAGAACGGCTTGCATAAGCATCTTGGAGAAATTATCAGAGAAGTCCTGAGCAGAGGAATTCATATCCATCAAAGTATCTATGAACTCGCTCTTCAAACTATCAAAAGATATTTGCGTCAAGCTTTCTGCTAGGTCATCAGCAATATCCTCTAATGTTCCTGCCTCAGCCGCATAATCTTTCAACTTTTCGAGGACTCTTCCTCCATAATTTCCCTTACCAGTGTTCTGAATCTTGTTAACAATATCAGGATTTTGCAACAACGCATTAGCTTCATCAGCAGACCGTATGTCGCTTAGGTTTCCATTCCATTGTCTACCTATCGCTTCAGACACCTTATTGATTTGCTCTTGCGAAAATCCTCGGAAATAACGGTTAAAACTTCCATGAGAGCTATGATAACCCATTTGTGCCACCATGATGTCCTTTAGGTTTTGCTCTTTTTCCTTTTGAAGTTTTTCAGCTTTTTCTGAGTCTTCTACGGCTTTGATACCACTAGTCTTGTCTATAGAGTCACGTAATCTGTCTATTGCATCCGTCAAGATTTCATTCCTAGCCGTCAATTTGTCTATAGTCCGGTTTACTTCTTTTGCGTTTCCACCTACTCCAAACAAACTATTGAAGCCACCAAACGAGATTGTATTGAGAATATTACCGATACCGCTTACCAAAGACCCTCCTATCTGTGTGATAAACTCACCACTTAGAATGTTCTTCAATATACCATTGACCGCATTCAGAACTGTATCAATCAAGCTGCTAATCAATGTTCCGATACCATCCTTCAAAACATCAAGTATCTTCAAAATGGCAGCAACAATTTGGCCTATAAGTCCGGCTTTTGACAATCCTTCACTTAGCGCATCACCAGCTTTCTTGCCAGCATCTGCGGCAGCATCTGCGGCTTCCTTACCCATATCCTTCAGTCCGTCAGCCGCATTTTTAGCCTCCTTTAAAGCTTTCAATCCGTCAATTCCACCTTTAAGTTGGTCAAAACTATCCCAAAGAGATGCCAAATCGGATAGTCCAGAAGTAGAAAGGAACTCATGGATAGCAGAAATCGGTTGTGTCACATTCTGTGTCGTTTGAGCCAACTTCTGACCACTAGTACGAACTTTTGTGTTAGCCGTAACAATCTTCTTTCCGGACTCCGCTAACTGACCTTGAACTTTATTCAATTCTTCTTGTAGCCTTGTTTGCTCTGCAACATTGCCCGACTTTTTCGCATTCTCAATCTGTTCTTGCAAAACCTTAATACGAGGTATAAGCAAAGTTTCCGTTTTCGTGTATTCCTCTTGTGCAATTTTCGCATTCTTCAGAGCCTCTTGATAAGCTACAACGTCCCTTGCAAGGTCTTTCCAACCCAAATCACTTGTATTACCAATCGAATTACGGATATTCTGCATAGCATCAACGATACTCTTCTGCTGGTCTGCACCCAAATTTTGGAACTTATCCGTACCTACGAACTTATCCAGATCTGCCAATAAAGGAACAAGCGCATCTTTCATAATGCCACCAACATTTCCGAAGACTTGATACCAGTCTATCTTCTGCATAATAGCACTAGCCTCAACCGAATCCGTCTCTTTCTTCTGCTCTTCTTTCAAAGACTTTATCTTCCATTGCTTGTTTGAGTCCGAATCCGTAGAGTTTTCAACCTCGCTAATCCTCTTAGCATAATCGGCAGCAATAGCTAACTTCTGCTCCTGGAATGTGCCATAAGTCTTCAGATAATCGTACATGCTTTGCGCTTCTTTAGCAAGCACATCCTCATTCTGCTTTACCGCCTTATCCCGAATTGCATTCATCTGATTAGCAACACTCATGCCTATAGTCATATTCATACCATTGACCTTAACCGGATTACCCTTGCTATCCTTCATGGTTTCATTCAAAACCTCATTCTTATACTCTTCATCGGTTTTGCTCTGTTTCCACATATTAGCCTTACGACCTTTGCCGGAATTAACCCAAACAGCTTGGTCACGTTTTTTTCTAGCCTCAACCAATTTGTCTATACCTTCTTCTACCGCCTTTCTCTCCTTGTCGGCATTCTCGGTAATCTGAGCCAATTCCTTGCTATAACCCTCATTCATCGCATTGATGCGATTCTTGGTCATATCTTGGATAGCTTTCTCCGAATAGGATGAAATAGACTTAGCATAGTCCTCCTCAGCCTTCTTGCGTTCATACGCTCTTGCTTGTGGGTCATCCGTTGCACCTGTTTTCTTAGGTGTAGTTTTCTTTGTCGTTTCCTTCGGCTTATTTGCCGCGGCTTTTCTTTTCGCCTCTCTATCTTTTAGAATAGAACCAGCCATAGCAACATCAAGCCTATTGGCATTTTCGTCTCTTAGCTGATTTCCTTGCTTTGTCAGCAATTTACTTCCTTTATGATTAGTTCGGTATTGCTCTTGCCTATTTAAATCTGCCTTACGTCTATTAATCAAAGATTGCAACTGTTTATCCGTTAAAGATTTCATCCAACTTGGAATTTCTGTATCATCATAATGGATTTTTAAATTTAATCCATATTCCTGATTCCATATAGAAATAAGCTGGTCTGTTGAGGAAGTTAAGGCATCTATGCTTTGTTTATTTTGCTGAGCTACCCATTGTGACCTAGCCTGTGTATTATTCCAATCTACATTTTCAGCAGCCGCCTTCATTATCGCATCCTCTGCGTTTTTATAACTTGTCTTTAATTTTGCAAGATTACTCGTATGCTCCAATATCGAATGGTCAGTATTCTCTATAGTCGCTATATTGTAATGTTGTTTTTCTAAGAACGAATCAATAGGCGCAAATGTCTTTTTAACTGCATTTGTGTAAATATTAAAAGCATCTATATGCTCCTTGTAAGACAATGTGCTATCATCTACTCTTTGCTTCAACTTAGCCAGCCTATCTAAAACCTCATCTGTTGCTATGGAATTATACATCATTTGTATTGATGTTATATCTTCCTTATCTACATGTTGCCCACCTTGATACCAATGACCGGATAAGTCTTTGCTAAAATTGTCATCTTCTTTGTTTCTTGCTTCTGTGTATTGGGAAGTGGCAGACATTAAAGCATTAGCCTTTTCTCTTTCAGCATTCTCCAATTGTAAAGTTGCAAGAAATTCATCATGCTTGCCTTTAAGTGTTGTTAAATTATCCTTTTCGGCATCACACTTAATTCCGAACTGCTCGTAGGTTTGGATAAGTTCTTCTTTAGCTTTGTTGTAAGCATCAGTTCCTTCTTTAGAAGACTTCATTACGTTAAGCAAACCATCAACTTTCGCCCTTGTGTTTTCAGCAGAATCTCCAAAATGCTTAGTGTCAACAGAAATATCTTCCTCTTCACCTCCGAACATAGCAACGGCACTAGCAAGCGTTGTTACCAATGTTATAATACCAGTAATCGGATTTGCGAGCATAGCAGCCCACATTCCCTTTAAAGCCATAGTTGTAGATTTTACCGCATTACTAAGCATTAATTCAGCAGTTGTCATTATTTTAACACTTGCGGTATGGATGGCATTTTTTACAGTTGAAGCTGCCGTAGCTAAAGTGCTAGCCTTTTTCGTAGTCGTATTGGTAGCTTGACTAACCGAATTCAACTGCGTTTGTAGTGTTGCTTGTCTCTCTTGTAATTGCTCACGAATAAGCGCAGCTCCTCTTTGCTGACTTGCAATTGTCGAAACATTTGTTTGAGCAATATTCACTTTCTTCGCAGCGGTTGCCAAACGTTCCTTTGCTTCTAGTGCATTCACGGCATTACCCTCGGAGTCAAAAGCCAAGTTTGCACCATCAGCGGTTTCTTCAACCAATTTTTGAGCCTCAGCAAAGGCATCTTGGGCATCTTGCAAATCATTCAAAGCTGCTGTATATTGTCTAGCCAACTCTACATCCCTATCATCAAGATTTGATATTTTCTCCGTGGTAGTCTTCAAATCATCTTTAAGAGATTCTATCTTTTGTTGACGAAGTTCCTCTGTCTTTCTTTTTTCTTCATCAAGCTCAATCTGGCTTTGTGCAGTTGCTTGTTGCTGAGTCTGTAAAAGTTCACGTTTCGTCTCTAGTTGGGAACGCATTTGTGCCGAAATAACGCCCTCTTGCTCGGCTGCATCTAACCTTGCCTTTACAAAATCATCGGACACAGCAGTATCTCCAACAATACTTGCCAAGTCTTGTTGTTTGCTTACTCGCTCTTGCTTTTTGTCCTTACCCAGCGACTTGTAGTTTGAGTTCTCTAGGTCTTGCAAACGCTTGATTTCTGCATCAATTCCCTTCATCATATCATCGGCTTGTTGCGCTTCCTCAGCTTTGCGAATAGAAGCAGCCGCCATTAACGATGCACGATAAGAACCAACAGCTATTGTAGCTACACCAATAACTTTTATTACCTCTTGCCAATTCTCTACCATAGCAGAAATAATTGACAATCCACTAGAGAACACGCCCTCGGATTTTTTGCCGATTTCGTTGAACGCTTGCTGGATGGAATCGCCAATGTTACTCCACTGACCCTCCAATGTCTTTGATTGTTGCTCCATCAAGCCTCCGAAACGACCGCCAGCTTGCGTCATATTAGCGATAGCCTCCTTGAAGATGTCTGATGTGACTTTTCCCTTAGAAACAGACTCTTGAACCTCAGTTGTGTTTTGGTGTAAGATTTTACCCAATTCTTCTGCTAATGGAACACCTCTACCCATGAACTGACGCAAATCCATTGTAAACATTCTTCCTTGCGAAACGGTCGTTCCATAAAGATAAACAAGGTCTCCAAGCGGAATGTTCAAGCCCGAAGCAATGTCGCCAAGCTGGACAAGGGTTTTGTTAACATCTTTCGCTTCCGTTCCGTATGCCAAAAGTTGTTTTGCGCCACCCGTAATGCTGGACATATCGAAAGGTGTATGAGCTGCCGTTTGGATAAGTTCGTCCATTAATTGTTTAGACTTATCCGCACTACCAAGCATGGTATTGAAAGATATTTCAAGTTGTTGGAATTGGGAACGAGTATTGAAAATACTACTTGTCAGTTGTTCAAATCCTAAGCCTCCAAGTAATGTTGCCGAAAGCATGTGAGCATCGCCAGTAACTCTTTGGAACAAACTAGTCATTCCTTCTCCAGCAGTCGGAGCTGACTTCATACGTTCTATCATTTGGCTCATGCTATCGGTCAACATATTTGTTGCCTCTTTTGCCGGATTTGCTGAACCTGCATACAAAACATACTCATTCCGCATATTCTCCAAGGTCTGACGAGCACCGACAGCACCCCCTTCTAAGTTCTTCAACTGAGCTGTTTGACCTGCCAAAGAGCCTTTTAAATAGTCAATATTCTTCTGTAAAGAATCTATGGATGACTTATCCGTTGTAACTCCAAGAGTTAATCTCTTGTTCGTGATTTGCTGTTGGATTTTCTCTATTCGGTCTTTGGTAGCTTGCATTTGAAGTTCATAGCTATAAACTTCCCTTGCGGCTGCTTGCATCTTCTTATTAAACTCGGAAGACATCACGTAAGCGGCTCTTGAAGCAGCTTGTGTCAAGTCCTTTAAGCGATTGCTAGCATCCGCATATTTTTCCGTCAAATCCGCAACAATAGCTGGGTCGGTAGACTTATTGGTCTTCAATAACTCAGCCCTCAACTTTTCACACTCGGAACGAAGTTTCGTAACCTCCTCGAAATTCGCTTTGACATCGAATCTTAATTCTGCCATATTTTATGTTTTATTGGCAAAATTAGCTAATAATCAAAGGAATAACGAAAGAATAAAGGTGTGCTATTTCACTAAAGATTTAAGTGCAGAAAATAAGGTCTAGACACAAAAAAGCCTTCCACATTCACATGCAGAAGGCTCTGAGTTCTTTATCTATTGCAACAATGAAGCCACACGCCTAAAAGGTAGCGGCTACCAAATCTTTTTTTATTTCGTTCATACAATGCGCCAAACGTTCATAAGTTTTCTCGCCAGCTTGCTTTATGCCTTTACTATATTGACGCATCAATGAAGGATTGACACCTGCTCGTTTTGCAATCTCTGACACATTGAGGAAAGAGAAATAATTAAAGAAAGATTGCAAGTCATACTTGTATTCAAATTCAACATCAGGAAACACTTCTCCATTCTCTTTTGCATCCACTTTTGCCAACGCCAAACAATCCATTAAATCTTGCTTTGCAGCGGCAACAGTTTCTCCACAAGAGTTTAAGCCAACCTTACCTATTCCATCTTCGGTATGACACCAAAAAGACCCATCCTTGGCTTGTTCTACAATAACTTTAATCTTCTTCATATATATATTCGTTTATCTTCTTAACAAAAAAAAGAGTCCTTTAAGCAATGAAGAGAGAAAGGTGGGGATTACTCCCCAACCAATTCTCTTAGAATACTATGAGCGGTGCCTGTGGCGACCTCTCTAGCGTGTCTTGGCACGAATTGAGACTTTCCCGTTTTAGGATTAGTCCATTTTTCATGTCCCGAACCTTGTCGAGACAGGAAGCATCCCGCTTCTCTCAGTCTCTTAATCAATTCGCTTTTCTTCATTGTTACAAGAACTCTTTTGTCCTTAAGACAATGCAAAGATATAACATATTTGTTATACAACCAAATTTTATGGTAACATTTTTGTTATATTAACCACAATTAACAAAAAGAGCCACCCCAAAGGATGGCTCTCCATACTGTACTATACTTTACTATACCATACTGCACTTTACCCTACTACACTAGACTTCACCGCACTCCACTACACTTCACACCACTTTTCTGTTGTACACTGCACTTCATTTAATGACTTCTAGCTTATAAAGCTATTGCCTTATGTATAAACGTAGCTACCAATATCGCTAATGTAGAGAATGCAATATGGAAGCTACAAAACCATTTCTGATTTCGTTTGCAAAGGTAAGCATAATTTCTGAAACACGCAAACTATTTAGTGTATTTCTTTGTTCTTTTGAACTTTATTTTCTTTTAGAAACCTATTTTAAAGATTACGCTATATTAAAATAGAACCATCATTTTAAATAAATCCAATTTGTAGTGATGTTACTAAACGTATAACTTTGCTTTTTTGCCTTTTGCGGTTCTTTGTCAAAGTCTGCCGTAACAAACAAATGCGTTCCGTATAATTCCATATTCATTGCTTTTGTTCTCTCATCGCCCTTATCTTCTTCCAATGGAGAAACTTTAGCCAATTCGCTATCAAAAGCATAAAGTTTAAAGAATAAGTCTCCTTTCTGTTTAGAATATTGCACCAATGCGCCATAAGGCTTTTTCACAAGAACAATAGCATTATTCAACTCCCTGTATTCATTACTACAGGTTTCTACGATTTTTTGCTGTTCTTCATTAGCATTTACACGCATCTTTTCCAAATGTTTTCCTAATGAGACATATACGCTATCTAAAATCTTATATGCGCCATACTTATCATAGAAGGCATATCGAAAAGAAACGGCATCCCCGAAATCGGAGCAAGGAACGATTTCGTTCTTTGTGTTCATAGCCTTTTTATTCGTTATAGCCGAGTTCCAATTGATTATAAAATCCGTTACTACGAAATCCAAAGAATATATTAATCTGTTGCTATTGAAGCGATAATCAGACAACGCCTTCTTGTAATTAGCCATTTTTTCTGCCTTAACTTGGTTAGAATGATACACATAGCCACCAATGCCGCCACCTAGCACAACGATAGCTGCGATGATGGCAATAATCAATTTCTTCTTCATAACTTCAATATTTTACAATATGTTTATATTATTTCCTTATTTACCTCTTAGACCCACAAGCACTTTTGCGCTAATTTCCAACGACTTGTATTTTTATTACATAAGTATTGTTATTTTACTTTTCGGCTTCATTGTACTCATAATCCCAGAGGAATAACTTGCCTTTGACGTTTCTAATCGGCTCATCGAACAATTTAGCATTCTTCAAGAACCAATGATATTGGAAATCTTCAGCAAACGCATCCGGATAAGCCTCATGAAATTGAATATCATCCAATTCTACACTGCCGATAATGGCTGACGTTGGTAAATCTTTGAAGTCTGGAATAACAATACCATGCTCTTGGCAATATTTCTTCATTGCGCTCTCCTGCCATCCGTCAAGTTTTTCAGGTTTGGCTTGGCTAGCATGAATAAGGAAACGACCACGGAACTTTCTATTCCAGGTTCTGTTTTCAATGGTCTTGCAGCCGATAGCGATTAACCAAGCATACGGCTGGCGAATTGATAATACTTTCATAAGCTCATTGTTTTGTTGTTTACATTCGCAAAGGTAATAAAAACCTTTGAAAAATGCAAGAAAACTCTAATTTATTTTCATATTTTCTAAAAATAATCTTGAAATAGCTTGCATCCTAAAGGCGGTAAGAGGTTAGATCCTCTTCCGTCTTTTCTTTCTGATTCTGTCCCAATCCGGTTTAAGCACATCCATTGAGCCGACCATCGCCTTGTACTTGTCGCCAAGTTCGCCCTCGTTCATAGAGGAACGGAAAGTGTACATCTTGTATCGTTCATGCTCAGGAACATATAATCCCACCATCAAGGAACGGACTCCATCTACCTCCTGCTCCGGTGCTATCAATACAAGCCCCTCGTTCATGCTTTCCAACTTGAAAATCTTTGAGGTGACAACCTCATAATAGTCTAGTATATTCATATTCTTGTCTCCTATAATTATTTTGTACGTTCAAACACTTCAATATACTGGATAGAGCTACAATCAATATATTTACGTGTAAACACTACTGTACTTCCACTTCCAATCATAAGTGTTCTGTTCTTTGTATTGCAATTGAAAGATGTTTCAATACCAATACCATTGAAGTCGAAACTTAATTTTGCTCCACCTACCAAGTTGATACTTCCTCTAAGACCTTTGTCCTCGGCTTCGCCTAATATCACATTCACATGACCTGCATCCATATTCTCCTATAATTAATTGTTAAACACCTTCTCTAATAAAGATACGTATGATAGAGTCACTATCAATGTAATCTCTGTTTCCGTTCTCACCAAGTATAGTTATCAAATGCTTTTTTTTGTTATAAAGAACATCGGCAGTAAAATCAAATAACTTTGATTTGCTAAAGTTTGCATGAGTTAACTGCCCATTAGAGAGTGAAATTCCTGCAATGCAACCGCACTCCTTTGCATCATCTAAGATGTCTTTGATAATCTTAATATCCATAGTCTTATTACTTTACTTCCCGTTCTACAATATCGAAATTATCCCACGTCTCTCCTTCGCTGTCTGAGATATGAAAGAAAGAACCTGAGATATTGTATAGATAATCATCGCAATTCAAAACTCGCTTGTAATTCTCCAAAGTGTTCATCCCTTTGTGTCCTATCGCTTTTCTTGCCTTATCTATGGTAGAGAAAACTTCTGCATCAACCTCCACTGCTTCACCCAATCCATGTTGGTATGAAGATATTACTACATATACTTTCATAGCTTAAACTCCTTATTTATTACGCAACCTTAGATAATGTTTCTTCATCAATCTCAATCCATTGGCAAGCATCCTTGCGGAAAAAGATGTCAGAATCGAACCGCTTGCCATCCACGATAATGTGGCTACTTTTGCATTCGAACTTATGGTTTCGGGTTAGTGGTATCAAAAGGTACGTATTACCCTCTTTCTTGTCGTACACAAGCGTCAAATCCGTGCCGATAACTTGTGATACCACCTTGCGTTCATCTGAGCTTAAAACGCCAATCTTGCCATCATGCTCAACGTAAAGAGCATCCATCAAATTCTTATCCATATCTCTTAAATGTTTAATGTTCAAAGTCCGGTGCAGTTTAGCGTGTGCCTCACGAAATCTATTACAAGTCACACTCGTATGAGTATTGCTTTTTCAGCTTGTTCAAAGCGTTCTCGGTAACGTAGTAGATGTTATCGAAATATTCGCTTTTCCTGATGCTTCGGCTTTCCTTCAGCTCTACCTTGTGATTGAATGTCACTTCGTAGCGGTTTGCGATGCTTGTAATCAAGAAATCGACCTCACGCTTATGTCTGTCCAGATCGGTCTCTTTATACTCACCACGCTTGATAAATGCGTCCTTGTTCGTCTCTTCGATGGTTGCAACCATGTTGCCTTGCATCACGATAATCTTTGCGCTCATATCTAGTTTCTTTTTAAATCGTTAGAAATCTGTTATGCAACTCTCATAAGGTTTGCCTTCTTGAAGCAACGCCATTCTTCTTTCTCGGTATCGAAGTACACTTGACAAGTGTCATTCATCTTGCGACCTGCACCCTGTGTAGCTGGGATAACCTTCTCGCTCAATGTGCCGAATGCCTCACGCAAGCTGCCATCAACCTTCTGAAAGTAGAACTTCACGATGCGCTTCTTCATCTGACCCTTCAGCTTGATGTTCATCCAAGCAACCTTTAAAGCCTCGCTCATTGTATAGCCGTTCTTCTTGATGAACTGCCAAGCAAGCTTCATTACCTCACTCAATGTATTTCTTAATGTAGTAGCCATAATCACTATACCGTTTTACGAGTGCCGACTCGGCTGCATAACAGCAATTAATAGTTAAACTTTAAAGCCTTTATCTCTTAAAGACATTGCAAAGATAGTAGTTTTTTCTAATACTGCCAAACATTTCTATAAGTATTTTCTAATATTAACACTTATTTAACACATATAAGGCTTTTCTAAACATTTATTTGCTATTTATTAGCCGTTTCTAATATTTAACTATTTTTCTTTGGTAGTATAAAAGAAATAAGCTATCTTTGCAGCAAAATAAATATTAGTATTCACTTATATATAATAAGGTATGGACTTAAAGAAAATAATTAGAAGTCATGGACAAACCATTTCATCTGTAGCCGAAAAGTTAGGTATAACCCAATCGGCATTATCACAACAAATCAATAATGGTTCTATCTCGTTTGCAAAAGTAGAGCAAATAGCCAATATTTGTGGTTGTTCGCCATCTAGTTTTCTTGCTATTGATGGTGAAACCTTATCACATCCGGCTATCATCTGCCCTCATTGCGGCAAGCCTATCGAGTTGGAGATTAAGGCAAAGGAGGGGAAATGATATTCCTCTCCTTTAACTCTTCTATTCTTTCTCCTTCAAAAAGCCTATACCTGCATGAACATTACCCAACTTATACCAAGACTGGGTTAAAGTCATAACATAAATACTGAAGGATTCTTCCCCAATATCAAGTGTGAAGTCTTCATCTACATCAGGCTCTCCATGTCTTACGTACCCCTTATTCGGGGTGTATAGCAATCTATGATATGAGCCGCTCTCACAAATATAAAGTCCGCTATTACGCCAATCTGAACTCCAAAATTCCGGTTTATTCACGTAACAAAGCATTACATCACCATCGTAAATAGGAATACTATGACTTCGTTCATCCTTTTCTCCAACAAACTTTTCGCTATCAACATTGTCAGACTGACGGATAACAGATACGATGGAGTAACCATTTCCAATAAAGTCCGCTATATCAACATATGTTCTTTGCTCTCTAAGGTCAAATTCTTGTTGGCTTCTTACGCCATCTTTCTCAAATATTACAAGTATTCTTGTATACTTATCACCAAAATTGACCATACTTAGAATCAAGCCGTTGTTCATGTAAGACGCATAAGCTTCTTTGGCTAGTGTTAACACACGCTCTAGATATTCCAATGGCTTGTATCTAACTAACCAAGACTGACCTTTATGCATCTTTTGCAAGTACGAATACATGTTCATCGCCTCGCATTCATCTATTCCATGCTTCTTGCAGACCAACTTGAACTTATCCGGATAAACACTAGTTACAAGTCTATCCAATTCGTCCATAGCTTGCATAGCCTTCAAATAATCATTCGCTTCCATTTACTAATCTTTAAGTTTTTCAATTATATAACCACGACCTGTATAGGTACAAGACAAGCCGATATACACTAGCTGATGTAAAAGCCACAATTCTTCAGTGAACGGCAATCTATTACACTTCACAAACTCATCTTCATCCTCAAAATCGGATGCCTTTTCCAATATTTCTTCCTTTGTCATTATCTTTAAATTTGTGCCCGAAAGCTGTTAATCCGCATCTTTTATTTTTTGTAATGTGTCAAGTATCACGTTTGCAATCTCAAACCTACCGACATTTGGATTCTGTGGGACACTATAACACAAAGCTTTTAAAAGCTCAAAACATTGATTCTCATATAATATCATACGCTTACTTCTTTTGATTAAAATACTTTTCCAACTCTCGAAGAATGAACATCCCTCCTATCTTGAAAGACTGTTCTATCACTACTCGATGTTCCTTAAATACGTTTTGACTTCTTGCAAACCGAAACGCTTCATTCTCTAGTATAAGCACAAACTTATTAAATTCTGCATCGGTCATTTGCATTCACCTCCTTTGATAATTAAGTCAAACAATTCATCTGCGTATATCCAACCATCCAAACCATAAGCTTTAACTTCTAATTCCCACATTTCTTGATATGTGCCGCAATCAGTCTTGTACATCATATCGTATAGGTTGTAAAGATTTCTATAACCGCAGTCTCTTGAGTATGCAAGAATCCTTCCTCTGCCAATTTGAGGAACTTCGTTAGCATTATGAATCAAATCTTTGAATATCTCTTTCTCTGCCCAATCAATGCCATCCAAGAAATGCTTATCGGCATTTTTATCTCTTTGAACCATAAAGCCGTTTTTGCTAACCTTTCTGATTACACGATAGCTTTTTCTTGCGTAATCTCTGGCGGCTTGAATTTTTTTCTTTATGTCTATCATAACTATTACTATATTAAAAAGGTAAATATGGACGTTCAAGAAAACTAAGTAAAACAGCATGTTCTTTATATGCGAAAGAATCTGTTCTTCCCATTCTCTCAAAGCGTTGCATTTGCCTTTTACAATGCTCTATAAGTTCTTTCTTAAAAGCTTCGTCCATAACTTACCTCCACATCTTTAGTTGTACCTAACAATGATTCGTTGCCTTCGTAAGGGATGCAGAACTCCCATCTACCATTAACACATACATAGTCAAGATATTCATCTGTCTTATCTGTATGGCTAAATATATTTGCACGCCATTCCTCAGTTTTTTGATGTCTAACCAACACATTATCGAATGGTTTCAGCTCTACCTTTGGCTTCAAGTTCACAATCATTTTCTTCTCAGCATCCCAAACCTTGCCTTTCTTTTCGAGAGCTGAGAATAGCTGTTTTTTCTCTGAGTCAGTGGCAAGGCGAAGTTTACAAAGGTCTTTCTTAAAGAAACAAGTTCTATAGCCCATACTCAAAGTTAGACTACTTAAATCTAAAGAAATAAATGAGCTATAACCTTCTGATAAATCAGTTTTATCTGATACTATAAATACATCTTGTCTATTACCATAGTCGGCAAAAGCTATATCCCCATCCTTGAACTCTGGCTGAGTCTTCTCAATCTCCAAAGTCTCAAGGTTTAGTATGCCACCTAATTTTCTTTCAATCTCTCTGACATATCCATAGGCAATATTGTTTTCTAACTTGACAAACTTAGCTGTTTCTGCATTTGATACGTCTTCGTAACCATCCCTGCTATTAGAATAGCATCCGTTGAACTTTGTATAATCATCAGATGCCCATTCTTTGAAAATGCACTGAAATCCACAACTATTGATAAGCAAATCGCCCTTCTTCCAGGCGAACTTGCCCCAGTCACGCATATTCTTAGAAGGAAGGAGAATCCGTAAGCCTGCAAGCCAGCATTTTTCTGTACCTAGTTTTGAATAATCAAACAAAAGAGTACTGCCTACTTCATTAGTTGATGTACATTCTATATAAGTACCAACGTCTGTTGTGTTGACTTTATCTAACTCTACGTCTATATTGCGTAATAAGTCGTACAACTTAGTTCCTTGCGGCTTATCCTTTAGGATTTCCGCTACATTAATCTTATTTCCCATATCTGACTTTTTTATATTCATTTATTCTTCACTAAAATATTTCTTAACAAACACTCGTTCGGTGAGCCATTTTCCAAACCCCACTCTAAAGTAACGCTTTGATTTACCTTTCACAAACCCATATTCATCACGAGGTGTATTTACACTTAGGTATATCTTAGGAACATGGTTCACCGATACGTATGCAGTTATATATTCATCCGAGAATGCCAAATGCTGAACTTCACGGAACTTTACACTTTTAAAGAACATTTCCTTCATAAGCCTTAGTCCTTATAGATTGCATCAAGAATGCTTCTGAAATTCGGATTATCAATAACGGCTTGGGCATCTTCTTTGTTCTTGAAGTAAATAGCTCCCTCGTTATAACTACTACAAGAAGTAATACCATATTCACGGGTTCGCATGATATTATACTTATGTTCATTAGAATTCCAATCCGGTTTCCAATCTCCATTATAACACTTAGCTATATCCATTAACTTATCCAATGCAACAATTTTCTCTACATTACTATTAGTAACATTAGCAACGACTGGGCTAAGGCCACGGTCTATTAAAGTAGATATAACATCCTCATAGCTGAAGGGTCTCTTCTTGAATGCTATAATGCCCACTTTCAAGTCACTTTTTTCAATGTCCACTTCCATTCCTTTAGGAATATCTATGATTAACTTATTATCTAGCATTTCCATTTTTCTTATGTTTCATTTCCAAAATATATTTTTATTCACAACCAACTCAAAGAACTTATATTTAGCATGCATGTAGTTGCGACCTAAATCAACTCCACCGACAAATTCTTCCATATACCAAGAGATTGCCGTATATTTTACAATATCATGCTCTTCCGGATGATTCACACGACCATTCCACACATCTGTGCGAACCAAATCGCAATACCCATAAGGTAATTTGGCACGTATCATTCTTGTGTTCTCCGCATCAATATAAACGTTTTTGTATTCTAGGTCTACACCTAGAATTTTACGATTAAGCTTTGCTACATCCATATCCCATTAATCTTAAAACACTACGTTGAAGATCCCTCGGTTTTAACGGATTTTTCTTCAACATTTTATTCGCTTCGTTTCGTATCTTGCGGCTTTTCCACTTCTTTGTAAGACGCATAGCCTTTAACAAACGATGGTCTCCGGCTAGCTTTCCAGCATCTTTCTTGCCACAATAATAGCCTTGCCTATAAGCCCAATATCTAGTCTTATAGACTTGCTTCATTATCTTCTTAGCTTGTCTTATTTTCATATCAACCTCACTTTCTATGGAAAAACGTTCCATGACACCAATCGCTGCTTTCAACATACTCATGTAGTTTAGTACATCTTCCTGCGAGCATACCATTGAAATGTTTACAACGACTGCATTCCTTTGAAGTTCTCAAAATTGAACGAAACAAACTAACGTTGGCACTCGGCATATTTACCTTATTCCATCTGATAGTTGCTTTCTGATAGAGATTCTTTAATCTAGGAATGAATCTACTCTCTTTCTTGAATGTATATTTTGAATCGAAGTAACGTGTGTCCGTTCCTTTCGCCATCATATTCAAGATTTTCTTAGCTTGTCTTATCTTCATATACTACTTGTTTTTATAAATTTCACATGTCCCCTCATAAATAGTGTTATTACTATAAATGTCATTATATTGCGAAATGGAAACCAATTCGTTTGCCTTCATTCACTTAAGAATTTCATCGTACACACTTTCTATTGCTCTTCTCTTCAATTGCTCCATGCCAGATTTGTCACGGCAATAGTATTGCATTTCAAAATTTGACATTGTAACTCTTGAATGAAGCTTAACGACTTGTGGCTTTATGTATCTAACCTCTATCTTTGGCTTGATGCCTAGTTTGTCAGCTAGCCATTGTTTCCATTTCGGTTTTACATCTTCTCCATCCAAGCAAACAAGAAAGATGTAAATTAGACTAACACTTATATATAAAATTACAATTTCCATATGCTACTTATTTTTATCTCCTAATAATACGTGTCTTCGATAAGGGAAGAAATAGCAACGTTCTCCTGGACACCACCAACTAGGAGCGTTCTTCATACATCTACGACATAACGCTATATTCTTCTCAGCTTTTATGTTGTCACGTTCAAACTTTCTTCGTTCTCTTCTTGAAAGAGGAGGATAAGGATAAGTCTCTTCCTTAAAAAGCTTTGTGGCTAAAGCATTCAGTCTTTGAACTACTTTTTCTAATATTTTTTTATCATACGCTACTTCTTTTTATCGAATTTATTGCCAATAACCTTAAATCTATTTAATGAATCTTTCTCACTCATAAGGTATGTTAGTGCAACGCAAAAGTCGCGACCATTCTTAGCGAGCAAACAAAATGCGCCATATTTAAACACTACTATTCCGTCAGGACTATCATTGGTAACATTTGAAAGCATGTCACCTTCCCAAACCTCATTACCTTTGCAATCTGTCAGCCCTGTGGACATACAGACTGTAGAAGGGTCAACCTGATGTGCATCATTTCTATTAAGCATTGATTCACTCTGCCTATCCTCGATGATGTAAGTGTTACCACATTCAACATAGAAGTAACCTTCTACCCAAGTGTTATTGTCAAGACGTTTAGCCTTGAACTTGATGTCTTCTAATTTCATAAGCTATAATCATTTAATCCCCTTACATTGTTTAACAACCGTCTCATTGAAAGACAAATTATAAGCATGAGTATCTGTAATACCTTCGGCCTCTTTATATTTGTCAAGAATAGAATCCCTTATTCCGTCAATATTAGGCTTATCTAAAAGTTTGAACATGATGACATTAGTCCAATCGTCAATTCTCCTGTTTGGATTATCAATCTCGTCTTTATACCAACCAGATTTTCGCCCACTATCTTTATGTGGAACACGATATTCTGCTACCATTGGTATTGCGATAAATCCATCATTCTCCATAGTAAGAACCATTACCCAATCAAGCTCAATTCCAAGTTTTTTCATCTTGAAATACTCTTTAATGGGCAACCATCCTTCTAACTTCATTCGCTCAATAAATAAGTTAGCTACTCCTGCTCCTATATTTTTTTCGTGCATACTTCTCATTTTTATTTAACTTTATGAGCAGTACTATTAGTATGCTCTATATGTTCATTACTACAACAATATGGATAGAAATACTTATCCGCTCCTTTCATAAGTGCTTCTATAATATCATCGTCACTATCTTTGCACTTAGAATCAATAGTAACTCTAATACTTACTTCAAATTCTCTTACCATAATTATTCTTTTTAAGTTTCTTGCATTGCTGTATAGCTAAAGCTATTCTCATTCTTCCTTGCCAAGAAATGGCACTAGAAGAAAGGTATCTCTCCAATATTGGTGATATTGGATTAAGAAGCTCTGCGTATACTAAGCTAAATCCTGATATAAAAATATCTACATCCTGAGCATCAACATTATCATTGTGGGCATTTATTAACTCTACGGCTTCTTTATACTTCATATCATTCAAAAGCTTTGCTAGTACAAATTTAACATCCCATTCCATATCAATCTTCTTTAAGTTCTACTGGCTCATCGTTCCAAGTAAGTTCTCTTCCGATGAGCTTCTTGATGCTGCCTTTTGGAATATGTATACAATCAAAGCACGACATAAAACGAGTTTCTTCTCTAGAAGGTTGTGCATTATAAATATACTCTGTACCATCCATATCAACTGCTACCCATGCCATAACTATTTCTCCACTTTTACACCGAACGGAGTTCCGTCGGCAAATAACAAATTCTTAAAGCTATTTTCAAATGTCTCATCTTCATATCCACGAAAGTGACAGCCATTAGTAACTAAGCATGTAAATGCACGATGTGTTTGATAATTAGCAAAGTACTTATCTTTAACAACACCAAACGGCTGATGCTTTAACATTTCTTGCCAGCACTCTTCTGCATCCTTGAATGGACGGAACTTTGGCTCTGGCTTAACACGATAAGATTTGGGATTATTTATAAGAGTTTCAAGAAGTAATCCGTCCTTGTCACCATCTAAATCTACCCATTCTTTATAAGTAGCTGCAAATTGGATAATTTTACCTTCTGCTAATGCTTGAAGAATAGGCATTACCTTATTAATATCTTTGCTATAAATCTTTTCCATACTCTAACCCATATAATTTTTTATTCTTCTACACTTTCGGCACTCTTCAAAATTGATTCTGCCAATTTCTTTATATACATACTCATGGTGACAAGTTATATTTTGCTTCCACCATTTCTTTAAGAATAATATTATATCTCCTATCATATTCAATTCTTTAACTTTTTAATTAGTAAATTACTTTTCTTACTAAAGATTTATCTTTATAGAACTTTGGAACTCTACTAACCTGCCACCAAGAATAGCATTCGTCACTCCAAGGTTCAATCCACACTGGTTCTTTTGTGTCTTTATCTTGGCAGTATACAATTCCACGTACTTCATCATTAAGCAAGAAAGCCTCTACATCAAAATCCAAATCGTCTAATGTTGCATAAGTCTTGCAATACTCATTGCGTTCCATAGTGCCTTCCCTTACGAACAACTCAAAATCATTGAATAAATCTATTTTTAGTATCTCTAAGTTATTGCTTTTAACAACATCTAGAAGAGACTTTTTGACGTTCATTTTGCTCATTTCCTATCCCTCTTTTTATAGTCATTGCAATCCATAGGAATATGGTCTGCTAACTCTTGCCAATAGCACCTATTATCGTAATAACAAGTTTGACATTTTTGAATCTTTTCATTCATTACTTATTCTCCTTTAAGTTCGACAGGCTCATCTTTCCAAGACAATTCTTTTCCGATGAGCTTCTTAATGCTTCCTTTAGGAAGGTAACAGCAACCGGTATTTGCGTACCTCTGCCCATATAAATATAAGACAGAGCAAATCCATAATGTATTACTTTCATTTCTGCAAGGTTTTTCTGCAAAAATATGTTCACAGCCACCTTTATCTACTGCTAACCATGACATAACTAATACTATATTTTTTTAATTAATAAATTACTTTTCTTATCAAATGATTTATAACCACTACGGAGATACCAATCTAGAACAAATCTATCAGATTCATCTTTATCAAATTCCAATCCGATTGTCTTCACCCCATTTAACTTAGCCTGTTGTTCTGCGAGTTGTAACAGGCGTTGTGCAACACCATTTCTTCTATAAACAACATCAACCCAAAGAGCGTATATTAGAGCATCAGCCTTGCCGAAAATATCACTAACATATAATGGAATGGATATTTGAACAGAGCCATGATTTTCTTCATCAGTTATTAAAATTCTGATTTCATCCTTCCATGTCTGTTTTTGTATCATAATCAATCCTCCAACTCTATGTTATTTTCTGCTGCGTAGCCATCTTGTGCTTCCTCGCAATACTGACCTTCGCAAAGCCAACCTATGCCGATGTTATATTCTGAAATAATGTTCTTGTTGCAATACTCACAGATAGCATCGCCATGTTTATTTTGTAATTCTTCTCTTGTCATATTAGTTATAGTTTGATTGGGAGACCATGAACATAAACCTCATGAGTGTCACGAGTACCATCTTTTTTCTCCATATGGAAGAAGAGAGTCAATTGTAATGTTGATCTCATAAACCTTTCCGATGGTGAACGATAAGGAACTATTTTGGAAAGCCAACCCACACGCCCATCTTCATCCATAATTTTATCTCCGATTCTAACAGGCAAGGCTTTAATACAGTCTTCTTGAAGTTGTTCCATTTCTCGAAGTAACTCATCGCGTCTTACATTTAATTTGACCATTTTATCTATAAAAGGTCTGGAGATTTCTCGCCATTTTTCTATATTCCTTTCTACTTCTTCTCTTATCATATTCTATCCTCCAACTCTTTAAGTGCCAAGACTAACTCATTTTGAATATGTATTATAGTGCCTTCACTCAACTTTATTCTTTTTGAGCCAATCATCTTGGAAACATTATTAATATGAATTATCGCTTTTTCTTTACTCATTGCTTATCCTCCTTTGTATTACACGTTGCTTGGTCTCCATCATAGTAAGGAGCACCAACTTTAGGTAATATTTGAGTGTTCCTATTACAGGAACATTGCATTACCCAAGGTGCGTTTACCTTTCCACATCTAGGGCATATCCATCCTTCTTGTGCCATAACTATTCCTCCTCAATTAATGATTACCATTTCGCTACCATCTATATTAGCGTGCTTTAGGCATTTTATATCTCTTATCCAACTCTGGCTGTCAGTTCTAACAACAATAGTTTCTGAACCACACTTAGCAATCATAGAAACAATTTCTTCCTGTAAATTCATTAAAGTCATAATTATATTCTTTTTACCCTCTCCCTTTTACAGGAAAGGGTGGTTAATATCTATCAACTTTATTCCAATCTTCTTCGAACGCCTCGCACTTTCCTTTGCAAGGTTTTCCATCACAATAACATGTTTGATTATAATCATCGTAATGAAAACAAATTTTATACGCAAACATATCTTTTTTATTGATTTCTTTATGTGCTTTAACATACTGTAGAACAGCCATTAAATCATCATAATCTTTGATTTCTTTACGCTTTACTTGACTGATAAGTTCTTTTAAAACATTCATACTAAACTAATTAATTATATTATCACTTACCCTCTCCATTTTACAGGAGAGGGTGGTTAGTTAATCTGTTACAACTTCCCAATCTTCCGCAAACACATCAGATGAAGAAGGAACCCAAGAATCAGCACGACCATCAGGATTGATAATCAACATTTGATTGGTGTAGTCAATATGAGGATTCTCACGGCTCATCAAGATATTCTTAGCTGACTGAGGAAGTGACTGCATATTAGGAATGATGTCACCTTCAATGTGTGAAGGAACCTGCTTAACGATAAACAGGCCCTTGCCATTCCAACCACTACGACGGCAAGCTTTGCCCTCTTTCAAAAACTGAATGACATTTCCAAAACCGAAATGTCCATTTGCTAAATACTCATTATTTCCTGTCATATTACAAATTATTTTATATCCTCATAGAGAATGATTCGTTAATCTTTTTTCGGCTTAATACCCCAAGCAATACATCCACATCTAACGTCTGTGTCAATATTTGAACCATCAAAAACTCTCTCTTCTCCACAAATAGACGTTAGGGTAATACCTATAGGCAATGATGGATATAGGTATAGTGGAATCAAACGAAGTCCAAGAGTATTTTTCTCATTGGCAACCTCCTTATCAAATTCCTCCTTTGTAAGGTATCCCTTCTCAAATTCAGACTGAATGAGAGAAATCCTTTCTTTAACATCTTCTTCGGATTGCCAACTTCTAAAATGCAAAGCCTTACACTGACTTTCCGTAAGAGCATTCCAATCAATATCTTTCTTAAACTGTTCTTGAACTTTTTGCCAAGCATCATTGAGACTTTTCTTTTTATATTCTTCATCCCAATGATATGTTTGAATGCATGCAATTTCATTTGCAAGCCATTTCAAAGTATTACTAACTTTGTTTTCTAATGAAGTTTGTTCCATATTACTTATATTTATGTCCTATAAGGACGGTTATTTACTAAGGATGAGTAGGCATTTTCATCCAATGTGTTGGCATATTTGGCTTTTTATGGTATGCGTCCATTCCTGGAATACCCGAGACACCTTTGTAGTAGTCATCTCCTTCTTCATAGCATGTATCATAACAATCATCTTCGTTATTCCAAGTTGCAGATACGAAACCATCGTCTTGAATAAAACCTACTCGTGTTCCATTAGGATTGAAATCCTCATCAATCCACTTTTCGTTAAAGGCAATTACCTCTTCTCCAAAAGGAATTTCTACTTCTGATACTTTATTCCATTCCATATTCTATAATTTAAATCTCACTAATTTGTTTCTTAATACTCTCCATTTCTCCTTTGACTTCAAGACGTATGATATTTTCATACTTTGCCAAGATGTCTTTTATAGGAGACAAATCTTCAAGGTTACAAAGACTATCTCTATTACCTAAGTAACCTTTCTTATAATAAGAAAGATGAGTGTCATTGTTATCTAACATATGATACACTCCTTTCAACTCATTTAATCTCTTATCAAGAGAAATAACTTCATTATACTGTTCTTCTGTCATAATCTATTTATTTATATCCTTTGCGGATGGTTAATCAATCTTTATTATTGTATCAGGAGCAACGTCTCTAATGTTTCCATAACATGTGTATACTGCCTCCACAAAGTCTTTCTTCGTAAGGAACTCTTTATCAGGAGACAATGTAATATCTATTGTAAACTTAATATGTTTCATATTCTATCTATTTATGCCAGAAGGCGGTTAAACATTAAGTTGCACTCTTATTAGCTTCACTCTTAGAGTTTCTTTCATCTCTTTAGCTTCACTCCAAGGTGTATATGTTCGAGTAAAACAATTGTAAGTTCTTTCATCAACACAATGCAAGCTTGTTATGAGTAATTCCAACTCTTCATCGGATAGTATAACATTCTTTTGCATACCTACACCTCCATTTCTGAGTTAAGTCCTAGACCGAAGAGAAGGTGCTGCAACTGATGAACATACTTAATGTATGCAATTGGTTTACATACATTATTGTCAGTAAACGGATATACACCAAACTCATCACCGATACCTTTTTCTATGTAGATAGGAAAATATCCATATTCTTCAATATCGGGTTTTGTATATACTAGATGACTATTCTTTACTCCTCTGCTCATCACTTCTTCCTTCCATCCATTCTTCTCTAGAATCTCAGGAGTGAGAGGAATCGGAGATACCCCATCATTATAAGTTTGAATCCAATCGTCTTTAGAAGAACCTTGAAACCCTTTACCAATAGATACAACAAGACTATAGAAACCTTTTCTTCTTAAAAAAGTATTTGTTACGAAACCTATTTTTCCAGTAGCTTCTCCATATTCAATTTTTACTATATCTCCTGGTATATATTCTAATTTGTTCATACGCTTTACTCCTTTACTTCTTTAAAGATTACATTCTTATGGTCTGAGCGTCTCTCAAAATCACAATATCCAAATTCTGTATTCATACAGATGAAATCATAAAAAAAACATCCATCACATAAAGAATGGCGGTCTCGTTCTTGAACTTCAATCAAACGTCCATCATCGCCATATGGAAGTAAAAATCTATCTCCAACTTTAAGCTCTTTCATTATCAAAATACAATTCTAAAATCCTTGCTTTTCAAAGTAGGTCTCTTTTTGAGGACGAACTTCTCTAAATCTTCAAAATCTATCGGGAAGAGCGCACAATATTTATACTTTAACGTGCAGACAAATCTTCCGTTGAGCATAACATCAAAGACAAATGTTTTCATTGTTCACCTCCTTCCTGCTTTGGCAGTATGTCAGATAAATAAGCCCACTTGATGATTTGGCATCTGCTAATCGAATGTCTCCAAGATTCCTCTTTCCAAAGAATGGATTCTTTAAATTGTAGATAAGCATCGTTATCAAAACCAAGTGTAATAATATCGCTCTTGCTCTTATCTGGCTCTTTTGTATTTGGATGCCATAAATTCTTCATCAACTCATTGATAGCCCACTTAGCGCCAGCCTTGAAGCTATCTTTGCCCCTAAGACAAATCATTTCTTCCTCAACCTCGCCACTATTGTATCTAGCATACTCTGTCTCAATATGCTTATTAGCAGCAGCTTCTATTTTCTTATCGTCAAAAACCATTTTATTAAGCTTCATAACCATTATTACGTAGTTCTTCAATTAAAATCTTAACATCTTCTATAGATTCTCTTGCAAGAGTTCGTAGATGAGTTCTGCGAACTGCTTCAGGGCAAGCGCATCTATTATCATGTTCATAATCTTCCCCTCGTTGTTTTACTTTATCTCTAAACAACTCGGCAGATTTCTCATACAAAAAATCTAATTCTATTTCAGATAATTTCATAATCAAACCTCCTCTTTAAATTCGGACTAACACTACAAGCCTTTATTTCGATTATCGAAAACATGCTCACCAAAAATCTTCTTAAGTACTTTCATATACCTAATCTTTTATATTTTTAATATAACACCACTTTGTGATGTTGTTTCTCCTTACATAATCTTTCCAATAAACAAAAGAGTAAAGATAATCAGCTTCGTACTTAAGACCTCCATCGTCTCCATCATACCATTCTGTAAGAATCCATTCTTCGTAGTTTGGAGCTTCTTTTACAGAGTACCATTTAGTCATTGTTCACCTCCTTCCTTTGGAAGTAAATCACTAATATAGAGCCAGCTAATAATATCATAATTAGTTCCAATATATTTGAAATCGTAATCATACCATCCAAAATCGTGAAAAGATGATTGTTCTATTCTTTCTTCATCTTGAAACATCCCATGTTTAGGATGATAAACAACTCTTACCAAACATGTTCTATTTTTATCAGGCATTTCGCTAGCAGGATGCCATAAGTCCTTAAGGAACTCTTCCTTAGTTAATCTCTTTTCCATTTTTCAGTCTCCTTCACATAAAGTTTCGTTAACCTCGTCATTGTATGTGTGAGTAACCGGATTGTACTCGGAATGGGTCGCATCTACCCTACCTTTCCGGTTAGTGAAATAGATAGCATTTCCATTGTCATAAAACCTGTACACTGTTATACTATCTACAACAAACAATTTCTCGACCTTGAATTTGTCAACAGAATCCGAGATTTGGACTCTTGTACCCTTACCTTTGCAACCTACCAAAATGGCGGCAACGGCTATTATCATAATTACCTTTTTCATATCAACTTCTTTTCTTCTTGAAGAATACGTCATTCATCGTACCCTAATATACTAAAGAACTCATCCATTTTTGAATTTAGATTGTTTGCCATTAACATATATGCCGGAACGGAGCGACCGATATTGCACTCTAACTTCAATGCATGTATCATTACTGAAGCTTGATGGCTTGAAATCTTAACCCTATCCAATCTGGAAAGTATTTCGCTCTGCGAATCTGCATTACGAAACACTTTCTTGATAAGACTTTCTATGTACTTACGCTGCTTGTCCGTCATTGCTCTTATTGTGCTCAAGAGACTCAACCAAAGCCTTCAGACCATTGAAGGTAGCATCCACCAACTCCTTGCTATCGGAAGCATCAAAATACCAATTTCCAATAATCTTGCTATTATTTTCGGCAAACATCGTAATACTCGTATGAGTATTTGAAGACGACATCTGGATAGACTCCTTTGTTCTACCCATGAGGCTGGCAATCTTTGCCAACACCTCTACATAAACATTATTCTTTTCCACTTTCTTCTTACAGTTTTTGTGGTGTGTCTCACCTTTTTAAAATTAGTAACCTTGTTTCTTAATTACAATGCAAAGATACAAAGAATATCCGAAATATGCAAACTTTTTAATGTGTTTCTTTTATTATTTAATATATCGTAACATATAACACCGATAATTTGCTGACGTTAACACAAAAATCCCCACCACTACATTATTATATATAGTGATGGGGCAAACCTTTAAAACAAAATAGCATTATGGATTTCTACGATTACTATCATATCAAATCATCCACATAAGCCCATTTATAGATGGCGTTTGATTTCGTGAACCTATTCCACCATTCCTCGCCTAAGAAATTCAGATGCTTGAAACGCTTACGAACCTTAGTCAGACCGACAATGCGTCTGTTGTACTCCGGCAATTCTTCAACCGAATGCCAAGCACCTTCCTTTTGATATTTCATTCCCAACTCCAAGGCTTGCTTGGCTATCTGCCTTGCACCTTGACTAAAGTCTATCTTATCAATCAACAATTCTAAGTCCATAATCAAATAACTTTTATGTTAACTCTGTCTTCAAAAAACGCTTCTAGCACTTCCTTGGCTTTTGCATCCGCTTTATCCAAGTCTTTGCACTTGATAATATGAACATCATCACCTATAACCGCCATAATATCTTTGTGCTTTCTTCAATGCAGCACTAGCACCCTCTATATAGGCAGAAACAATAGCGTTTCGGTATAGCTTTGCATATTCCCTTTCCGCACCTACCAAGCCTTCTGCTTCTTTCAAAGGCTTTAGGGAAAACTTGTAGGCCTCCTCTACTACCCATCTAGGAACACCTTTTGAAATCAAATCCTTACAAAACTCATTCATAATTTAACCTTTTAAAATTAGTGGATGAGAAGGGATTCAAACCCTTCTTGGTGTCAATTCCTCCCCAGTGACCTGGTTTGATGACATACTCCCTCGCTACTTGCAAGGAATTGTTGGGTTGCTAACGTGGCTGCACCCTTGCGATTGCTCGGACGGCTTACTACCACTACCCAATTCGGCAATGCCCTGCCGAAGTATATTCTCAGCTGCAAAGAGGTCTCTAGGATGAACTGCACCACAAATAGGACAAGTCCAAACCCTATCACTCAATGACAGCTTATCATTCTTATAACCACAAGTACAAAGGCGGCTCGAAGGGAAGAATCGGTCAATCTTATGAACCTGAACGCCATATTTTTTCGCAACGTGTTCCAACTTCACAACGAAATCGCCATGAGCCAAGTCAGACATCTTGCGTCCCCAATTACGCTTCATTCCCTCCAAGTTCAAATCCTCCAAGCAAATCAAGTCATAACGCTTGCACAACTCATGCGCCATCTTCCACTGGAAATCGGAACGCTTGTTCGCAATATCCCGATACAATCGCTCCAATTCCAGCTTCTTGCGCTTGCGGTTATTGCTGCCCTTCTTGCACTTCGAGAGGTTGCGAGACCTGCGTCTAAGCTCCAACAAGTCAGTTTTAAGGAACTGAGGATTATCAATCTCACGCCCATCGCTCAAAGTCATGTACTTCTTCAATCCAAAGTCGATGCCCACGGATGCACCATCATGTGACTTTCCGTAAGACTCGGCTTGCTTGTCTAAGCAAAGGACGATAAAGTACTCGCCCAACTTGTTTCGCTTGACCGACACCCTCTTGACCTTGCCATCGTAGGGACGGCTCAGAGAGAACTTAAATGACTTCTTTATCTTGTTTATCACAAACTCGTTTCCACTAAGGGAATAGCCATTTTGTTGAAAGGCAAATGAACCAAATTCTATTGCTTTCTTAAATTTTGGTGGACGCTTCGCATCATGCTTGAAGAAACGCTTGTAAGATATATCCAATCTATCCAACACCTCCATAACTGTTTGACAATTAAGCAATGTTGGTTTATAACACTTAGAGAAATGCTTATACATAGTAAATCTTGGAATGTACTTGTGATACAGCTTATAGTATCTCTTCTGCAAGGCAAGAGCGTGATTCCAAACATAGCAAGCCTCACGGAGCATCTTATCCAAATGCTTCGTCTTCTTCGTCCGATATAGCTTGTACTTGTATGAAATCATATTCTTAAATTTTAACCAGTTTTTGAAAGGTGTGTCTCACCGAAATTCACTTGCAAAGATACGAAATTTCTTTCATATATGCAAGGAAATCGGCAAGAACTTTCACCTGTTTTATAATTAAAGTGCCAATGGTTGTCGGCAAATTTTAAGTGTTCACATCTTACGATGCGGTATTAACTATCTCCCTGCCCAAGGGAACAACCATTAGCGATAGGCTATTTGTAGTTATGAAACTTCAAAATAAAGCCGTGTGACTCCTAAGTTTACAATCCCGCCCCCACGCTGGGCATCACACGGCTTTGACACGTGGGTATTTCATTTCAATAGCTTTTTTATCATTTTAACACCTCGCTTACCAAACTTTCGCTCGACAACAGTATTATAACTCACTCCATCAATGGAACACTCATCCGGATAGCACTCTTCAAGCCAATCTGTGAACTTCAGCAGATTGAAGACTAACTCTTTTCTCGCTAAAAGAAACCGCATATCAATGAATTTTCCAAAGCTTATTCCGAAGATTTTCTGAAATTCATTACCTATAGGCAAGAACTCACTTGGTTCGATTTTCATTAGCTTGCTTTCTTAGATGTCACACTCTCCAAAGGATAGTCACTCTTCATAAAGTCACTAATTCCGATATAAGTTTTCTGCAAATCCTTCTCATCGTCTTTCAAGTCTTCTGTCGCATTTACAGCGGCTGCATTCAAAGTCTGTTCGTTGAAGACACCGTTTCTCACCTTATCGAAATAAGAAAGAATCTCTTTAGTCATCAAATGGTCAGCCAATCTTTTGAAATCCTTATCCATCACCAATGCCATGAAGTCATAAGAATTTTCAAAGGCCAAGATAGGAGCAAAATCCTTGAACGCTTGCATTAAGTTAACATGCAAATCTTCATACAGCTTACGGATGATATTCTCGTAAGTTCCCAAACAAAGGTTGGTCAGATTGTACAGGATGATTGCATTCGCATAAACTCCCGATTTTTCACCAATCCCTAAGTTCTGTAACCTCACCGCAAGCTTATCTCGCAACTTGTACAAGTCTTCACTAATCTTGTCATAGAACGTCATTGCGAATTCGTTATTGAAATCTGCATTAGGAACATAAGCGTCATAATACTTAATCGCCTTGCGAAGGTTCTTCTTGCAGTCCACCCACTTCTTCTTCACTTCAAACCTAACGCATTTCTTCTTCAGAATACTCTTTTCGATTTTCTGCATGAAGCACTCTGCCAACACCATTTCAACATAGACATATTGCTGAAGATAACCTCTAGTAACAATCATAACCTTGTTTACTTCGGTTTCGGTCATTCCATGCGGCACACTGATAATTATCTTCTTGCCACCTACGTTCAACAAGACTCTTCTGAAACAATTAACACTAGGCATGATGTTTTCTAATAGAATATTCAACAACCTTGTTATAGCACTCTTTTCTCACCAAATCCTCAACCCTATACAATGTGCAAACCTCATGGGTATCATTCATATTGACTTGTGGGCAGCAAATCTGATAGAAATACTTTGTCCTGATGGTAAAACCAAGCAACTTGATTTGTTCCTTGAACACCCGACCGGAAACCACCTTATCAAGTTTTTTCTTGCCTTCGAAGAGATTCAAACTCTCCTCTCTACGATATACAATATCGGTATTAACCGAAAAAATCTTTCCGATCATAACTATTCCTCCAAATTTCTAAGCGTTTCAAGACTCTCATCATTATCAACATCATAGCCGATATGATATTCGTTGCCTATTCTAGCACCAACATATACCTCTTCTGCATCCAAGATATAACGGGACATCTGTTCACGCACCTTTATCTGTTCTTCATTCAATCCAAGTACATCAAAGCACTCTTCCTGCAATGACTTATATGGTTTCGTTCCCATATATGAAACATAAGCCAGCTTGCCTTCCTGATGCAATGGCTTCCACTTCTCCCACCAATGGTTGCGGTACTCCAAGATACCTCTTTCTACTCCATCGGCACAAACATGTTTAACTATTCGTAATTTCATTATCTACCTTTTTTAAAACCACTTTAACTATCTTCCCATCACACTTGAACACACGAGACTTAATCTTATATGTAAGGTTGTTAATCACAACTTTATCTCCTACACAAGGCATAAAATGAAAGTCGTAATTTTTCCAAATGATATTTCCTTCGTACTCGAATTCAACCATTATTCTGCTCTCCTAATGTTTTCTTATATTTATCCAACATTACTGAATTAATCTCTGACCAAAAAGTTACAATTACGTCCTTGAAATCAACATTATGTTCCTTTGCTATAAAATTTCCAGCACTGACGAAATCAAAATAGCCTTCAATCGTCTCTTGTGTACCTGTACATATTCGTGTTATGCCATTCTTGACATACTTAGCCACAAAATAATAGCCTTTCTTCATCGCAACAACTCCCTAATAAATTCGTTACGCATCGGCTCAACGATGCTTGTATACAAACTCTGCTTATCTTCCGGAATATCATCCGGTGTAATAGAGAACATCAACAAATATGACATCGGAATCTCCAATACCTTGCATATTGCATCAATCTTACTCTTACGTGGAAACGTTCTTCCTGTCTCCATAAACAACATGTTTGTCTCGCTACAACCGATAGCCTTACTCAGTTGTCGTTGGGTCAAGCCCTTGCTTACCCTAATTGTCTTAATCGCCTTTCCTAAATCCATCAAAACCTCCTATTTAAATATTTCAAATCTGTTCTTTATTGCTATCATGGCATCAGTGACTCCATCTTTGTATCCAACAGAATACAAGGTACAATCCTCTTCGCTCGGTTTCTCGGACTTGGATTTCAGAAATTCTTCTATCTCACAGAAACCATGCTCCAAGAATCTGAGGAACATCGCATTCTTCGTGATAGCTGGTCGTAGAGTATCTTTAACCCAATCCCAGCCATCACCATAACCTAACGTAAAATTTGAACTGCCACAATATTTCACTTTCGGCTCATCAAGCCATTGTTTTAAAATTTCTTTCTTTGTCATTATCACCAGTTTTTATGGTGTGTCTCACCTTTTCAAATTAATAACCTTTATTTCTTAATTACAATGCAAAGATACAAAGAATATTTGAAACATGCAAGCGTTTTAATGTGTTTCTTTATTTTATTAATGTATTTTAATTATCTAATATCTGTCTCTTATACACATCTCCGAGCCCA